TTATTTCAGTTTATCGCCATGATAAAGCTCGACGAATTTTTCCCATAATTGATCGGTATTTTCCACAAATGCCGGATCTTTTACGATGGTATTGTCGATGGGACAAACCTTTTGGCAGGTCGGCGTATCATAGTGACCGACACATTCCGTGCAGCGAGCCGTGTCAATCTCATAAATATCCGGACCCATACTGATGGCCTGGTTCGGGCACTCTGGTTCGCACATGTCGCAGTTGATGCACTTCTTGGTAATCAATAAAGCCATATCAATATCTTACGTTTTATTTGCTTATAAATCATCACGATAATGGGTGATATTATAACACACCATTCCGCACTATATGTATAAAGGCACAGTATAAATTACGTTGAAAAACCTTAGCCAGTAACACAAAATAGCAACACATAGCGGTTTCTAGCTTCTGATTTACCCCCATGTGCGAGCTTAAGTCACTGGGTGCCGTCAGCTAAGGATTTTTAATGCCGAGCACAGTAACACAAAGCACCATAAACGCCAATAATGATGAATTTTTAACCGCAACTGAGCGATGGGAGGCTTGCAAACCGCCTTACACAAGCTCGCACATGAAAATCTGTGTTGCTGCCGCTAAAATCATTCTCGCTCATGTTGATAAGCCCAGGCGATCTAAGTATGAAAAAGAAAATTTCCTGCGCATAGATTTTAGCAAAGCCGGCAAGGTGACATTCTACGCTGAATATCCCAAAAAGATGGAGTTGAAAGGTCAGCGACTGGGCGAATGGCCTGAAATGGCTATCCAAATCGCTCGGGAGAAGGCAGCAAGCATTTCGGCGGAAGGACTGCGGGCAGAGTCAGTACACTTTGTATTGAAAAAATATGAGGCTGATTTAGCGGCTAAGGTTGAGCGCCAGAAACTTGGCGAAGATAGCTTTAGAACTTATTGCGCCCGCATCAAACAGATAGAACAGGCTTTTGGTGAGCGTGATGTTTTCAGTGATGTGGATTACCACAAAATTATCGCCGTTTTGGATCAATGGATTGCCACGAAGTCCAACAATCAGGCGATTGAGTTGTTTGCCGAACTACGCCGCTTATGGAAATATGCGGCACCTCATTTTTGTAACGGTCGGAACGTCGCCGCCAGTGTCGCAGATGACTATATTTCCTCGCGAGTGCAAAAGCCGACGCCGACTCGGTTGTTTACCGATATCGAATCAATATCGGCCCTTTGGTTGAATGTCGCCTCTGCAACCTCAGTGCATCAAAAAAATGCAGTGCGCTTCATGATCATCACCGGGGTACGTCCCGTTAATGTCTGTAACCTCAAATGGGATTTTGTCAGTACTGATAAGCAGGAAATTATTTATCCGGCAGGAATGATCGGCATGAGGGGAGCAATGAAAACTCAAAAGGAATTCAGACTTCCAATTACACCATGCTTAAAACTTATTTTGGAAGAACAAGCGGCCTGGCGTGATTCTGTCCCAGATTGCAATAAAGAATATGTTTTCTTACAGCCGCGCGATCCACATTTGCCGTTTGCAAAGCGTTCCTTGGATAAACTAGTCAAGACCTACAGCCCCGAGAATGCGGTTAAAGGCATCCGTCACGATGGCACAATTAAAGGGAAGGACGGGGCATTTAATACAATGTGCCGGAAGTTTCTCAAAAGTAATATTATCGCTCAAATGCGTGCACGTGGTTATTCGCGTTCCGATACCAAAGAAATAAGCCTGTTATGTTTGCACCATTCGAATAAAACACCCGACCCGATGGCGGAGCATTACGATTTTTCTGATGAAATACTTCAAGAAGAAATAACGCTCAAGCGCCAGGCATTTGAAGCGCATGAAGCGAGTATATTAACCCAAGTTGCCTTAATCAGGAAAAAGCGTCTTTAATAGGTACTTCTGCATTTTTCTTTAAACGCCAACACATTTTTACGTTCATAGCGGACAAATTTATGGGTAAACCGTATTGGCGCTAAAATTTTTCTATGCCGGTGATTGATGTTCCAGTCACGCAGAGTTTTTGTCGTTATTCCTCCCAGAATTTCACATACTTGCTCTGGCGTTAGTAAATCATCGTCATGTTCAGTTTGATTATTAGTCATTTAAATACTCCACTAATAAGGCGCATCGGATCACCCAGGATAAAAACCCGGCGGCCAAATCCACCCTGATCTGTTCTGCTCGATTGATCACGCCGCCGGCGCCTGGCAGCATTCTCCTGGCTGCATACAAGACATGTGCGCCCGTTGACATAGCGCACCTGGCCATGCCCGGGTTTTCTGCATTCCACACCGATAAAGAGTTTGTCTCCGGCGGCCATAGCTGCGGCATGGTCTGTTTTGAGGCTCGAAATGTCGATGGGCATCATTCCTCTCCCAGCAAAACTGACAAAATAATGGCCTCAATATTTATGGCCATGATATTGACGGTCGCGCCATCCATCCCTTCATACAACCACTGCACAACTGCTTTGGCCGCCCGTTCCGCCCTGTCAGCGTCTGCTGATGTGAACAGGGCTGGGATGGCGAATAGCTCCGTATCACCTTTTTCGAAGGCAGCCGGTCCCCAAACGGTGGCATCAGCTCCAGACGCAATATAATCCAGCCCTGACTGTTCTATGATTGCGACTGGCTTTTGCTTCAGCCCTGCTTGGGCAAACTGAGCGAGTATCGCCGAAACATCATCGCCTTTTGCAAGTTCAGCCAGCCCACCGTTTTCCTGCCAGACGCGCACTGTGGCCAGCAATTCGGAATTAGTCATCGTTCGCCTCCCGCCATTCGCGCCAATTTTCACGTTCACGATCAATACACGATTTGCACACCTCATAAACCGCCCCGCAAGCACCTTCCTCTATATCCCTATGAGCGTAAAGCCTGTCAGCGTGTTTATGGCACCAATCACATCGGCCTGAATGATCGGCCTCGCTGATTTCCTTGCGGTATTTATCCAGGCATTCTTGGCACATGTCGTAATATTCGCAGCCGAATGAATCGGTTTCGCCCTGAACGCGAGTAACGGCGGGCCGTTCAGGATGTTTATCACACATAATCTTTTCAGGAATTTCATGGCGTGAGCCCGGCATGGTAGATACCGGCCCGTTGCTAATATCAGCCATGGTCGCAGTCCTCCGCGCTGGTGGAAGGATTGGCTGGAAGCGGCATCCAATGGGTAATATTGGCGTCATCGATATCACCATTTTGGAAGGTCCATTCCCACTTGCCGGTATTTTTCTGGCCAAATGTCTTCCAAAATGAACGCCATGCAATTAAAACGCCTTCTCCACCGCGGTCAAATACGGCAACCATCTGATCTTCATCTGGAAGACGATCACTACAAGGAATCCAACTTGTAACGCTAACTGATAAGTTCGTGCGCGCTTCCTCATAAGCTTCAATCATTACCGGCAGCAGTTCGGCATCCTCACTGGCCCGGGTGATCTTCTGGTTAACATCCAAAAAATCCAGATCCTGATCGCACAAGCTGCTATACATGGCGCCATAGCCAGACCATAGCCGTCCGAACGTGCCTTGGTTCCACGCCAGCAACTGCCAGGCGCGCAGCAATAACAGACGTTCATTCCTGGGTAGGTTCGTGATCTTCAATTCGGCCGCCAGGCAGTCAACGGTGAGCCAGTAGTGATACCGACTATCAACCAACTGCGTGGCCCGATGAACGGCCCAGATCAGGCGCTCATCCTTTTTACTGATCGCAGCAACTTTCATGATTTTTCCTCCATGCTGGTGGCCGGAGAAAACATATAGTTGACGGTTTTACCCTGCTTGATTGCGTATATTATTTCTTTCCTTGTACTTTCCCCGATATAACCGCCAACATTAATAACAAATATTTCATCGGCTAAATCAATTTTCTGAAAGTGAATAGTGTTGAGATTTTGCTTAATTTCCCCGCTATCATTATTATCGCCGGTAAGGAATTTGGCGCCCTGCGGATAATCGGCGTGACCGTTACAACCAAGTCCAATAACAATATGTCCCATTAACGTCAGGTGCATGTTTGCTAAATCAAATGCCTGTTGAAAACGAGTTGAACCGCACAGCGTTATTATTGCCATGATTATTTACCCTCTGCGTTGGTTGAGGGGGCCGCAGCGAGCATCGCTTGATAGATAACATAAGGACTGTTGCCGCCGGTTTCTTCCATGTATTGACGCGCCGCTGTCGCACCGGCTTGAATCATCGAACGCGTGGCAGTTATCGGAACAATTTTCCACCCACCCGGCGCCCGGCTTGCCGCTTCAGTCTCCAACGCTCTCCTCTTCCAAATAGCTAAATCCTCGCGCGCACCCTGGTAGGCGTCGCCATATTCAGATGTCGGCACCCGGCTTGCTGTGGGCTGCAACTCTGTATCAGGGAAGGGCATCCAATGCGTTATCTCTACACTGCGACAAATCCGGTCCACAGGAAACTCATCAGGATAGAAAGTGCCATCAGAAACATCAGCAACCCATTGAACACCATCTGCATTTTTAACGATAACGGTGTGTTCATCTGGCGGCATTCCATCCGAAACTTTTCGCCATCCTATTACTGGCACCCGGCTTGCTGCGGGCGGTCCAGCGTATAACTCCGGGGGATGCGGGAATTCTCTCCAGTCTTTCGGCAAACGGCCTTCGGCGCATTCATAATCAGCACATATTTCGCAAAGCCAACGGCCGTCTGGAGTGACGAATAATTCATCTCGGCTATGCACTGAATCTTCGTCACTGCACATTTCGCAAATGTGCGCGGCTTTGCTCGACGGGAGCGGCTGTGTGGTCAGCGAGGTGAGTGCTGTTTGGTAAACCCTGATTCTATGATTATTTTCCTCTCTCAGTCCGCCCTCAGGCATTTTGTTTGCGATCGCCATCATCTTGGTGAGCGTGGACCGCGTAAAATCAATCAGTTTTTGCTTATCCATTATTTCCACCCCAGCAATAAATGATGAAATATCCATACAATCCCTGTTATAAGGAAATAACCACCAACTGCTGCTAAGATGATGCAGACAATAAAGAACAGCACCATGCCACGCCAAATATCGTCGCCATTAGTCCACATGGTTTGTTCCTTCATCGCCGTTAGCGCGAAGACAGTCGGTCGCTTTGAAATAGCCGTTTCGCTTCATGTAGTCCATTACCTGTAACACTAACTTACTGTCGGGATTATGCTTTTTCAGTGAGTGGACTAAACGGCGAATCTGCATCACCAAATCGTCCACGGGTTCAGAAATAACCGGCTTCGAAACAACGGCTAACATGGCTGCGTAAATGAGGCTAACATCCAATATATGGACAGAATCAAGCATTGCTTTCGCCATGATATTGCCCTCGGCTATCATTGTTTCGTCGGCATTTTCTGGCGCGGATTTCCATCCTTTTTGCGTTGCGTTACTGGTGGATGATGGGGCGGAAACAGCTTTCATAAAATCCAGCATTGACCCGTAGACAGGAACTTCCATGTGCCAGCAGCCCGGGCCAGCGATTATTGCCCGTCCGGTGCCATCATCGTATTCATCAACGTGAACTGACCAAGAGTCAGGCAGATGGATCGGGCATGGCCAGCGCAGGGAGCCGTCACCGGACGGGCAAGTGCAGATTGCTGCCGATGAGGCCGACTCTTGCTCAAACACCTGTGCAGCAATTAACTCTGTACCCAGATCATGAAGACCCAGTACCCGACTCAATGCCGCTTCCAGCGCCTTGGCATCAGCAAAATACAGTCCGCTCATATTGACACCAGTGTGTCATTGAGCTGATTCCAACGACTTAAGAATTGGCGCTCTGCTTGGGCATGAGTTAGTGGGAAAACAATAATATCTGCTGCTGGGATACCATCGAGCATTGGCCAGAACGTCCCAGTGTCGATTTCTAAATCCCGGCGCTCTGTGGCGAGCATGATTAAATCTGCTCGCTTAACTGCAGCACTCATCTCTTCAGGCAATCCAAATTTTCGGCGGATCACTGCCTCTAAGCGTTTTTCAATTATATGATAGTCGGGCAGCAATTTTTTTAATGGGCTGGGAATATCTTTGCAGTAAGCTTCTGCAGCATCATGCAATAACGCTTCGAGGTAAAATTCGGGTGGTACAATCAAGCTGGTCAGATAGGAATGTTGGGCCACACTGTAAAACCCTGGGCAATGGCCGGCATATCTGCACTCATTTGATAATGCATGTGCAATATCGCTAATGCAGATTGAATCAATATCTGGCTTAACAAAATCTAAACGCTGACCGCTAAAAGTGGTTATCCAAGTCATTTAAGCCGCCTTATTAAACTCTGTTTTTAGGCAAAGCGAATACCTGCCAGAAATAGCAATTTTCGCTTTGGATAAATTAAAATTGGGGAGATATTGTATTAACTGAATATCTCCCAGTTATGGTTATGCTGAAAATTCCCCGATAAAACTCTCTACTTCACTACCATCAAACTGGGCTACAAGCAGATCGAGAAATTCAACGGCGATCAGTTCCATCACCGCTTCAAGCTGGACGATCCGCAGCACCAGAATAGGGGTATCTCCGCCAGTCAGAACACTATAGCGCAGCCGGATCCGGCGCTCAGTCAGGCCCTCAAACGGAATGCATTTAAACTCGAATGCCGCCGGCATAATGACTTTGCTTTTCGCCTCAACGCTTTGCATCAGCGAACGCTTGCCGTTAAAGTCATTTTCTTCATGTTCCTGGCTGCTAATTGCTTCAATAGTGATCTGACGAACGCCGGCCACAGCTTTTTTGATATCCAGCGATTCACCATCGGCGGTAAAAGCCAACAGGTATTCATTCCAATCTTCCAACCATTCAGCCAAGTCTTTTTGGGTTTTCTTCTTGCCATCAATTTCCAGCAGCGAAGTAAAAGGCGCAGTTTTTTTCAATTTCAGCCGTGCTGTATTGTCTGCGTGGCCTGGTTCTTCCAGTGTGCCGAGATTGAATACCGTAACCGCGGCCATATCATCTGCGTTGATAAAGCAGCGCACGCCGGCGCCCGCGTAAACTTTGCAGTAACGGATAAAATCGGGAATACTGGTGGTATTCAATTTTCCACGGAACCGATAACGGCCAATGCTTAATGATTCAAGGCTCTGGATTTTCACGCCTTCCGGGATGGCAACGACTGGACATTCCACACGAGATAAATCGACCTGCAGGTTATTGGCAAGCGTCATATCCCTGATTTGCGTGATGGCGCTGGCGTCTAAAGTTTGCGACATGTTCTGATCCTTAATTCAATCGGGTTAGAGGTATTACTAGAATTTTCCGGTCGGCTGGCCTTTGATATCGAATAATTGACCTTGGTCTTCTGGCAACATGGTGAGTTTGCCGCCGCGGTTGACATACATTGGGGTTTCTGTGGTGTCCTCCTCGGACGTTTTTCCTCGCGGAGTGGGAATAACAAAAGTCAATTTATGCGAAATTTTTACCCGGTTCTCATCCATCGGGCTGAAACTGAGTTTGATAGTTACTTCGCCTTTTGCCCGCGTTTTCATGACGCCTTTTGCAACGTCATTCAGCACTGCAGATAATTTGTTTTCGAAAACCCCAGCGTCCAATTCACCAATAAACTCCGGGATATTCGTTTCGCGATTTGCTTCAGACATAGTTACCTCGCGTTAGCGAAAAAAGGCGCCGACCGCAAATCAGAACATTATCTTCACCCCTTTGAGTTGAAGAATCGGCGGCGGCGCCAAGGACTTCACACAGCAACTATCACGATCCTAACGTGATGAGTTTGTGGTGGCCGGCGCTGTGTTATTCCGGCATGCGGTTATTCCAGACTCTCACGGGGATTCATGACACCCCGCCGGACAGCTCTTTTCCGCAATAGCTGCAATGTCTTTCGCGCATCAGCCTGCGCATTCACCACAATCAAAAAGAGCGAACTTCCCACTTTATGGCGCCATCATTGGGATTGATGTCTCTAGGCCGGAAGCTTAGCCTTGCGCCAGTCGGATACGGTTTTGCACGCCCGCGCTCTTTGATTGTGGTGGTCCGTTAACGGGGACCGGCCGGCCTGTTTTTAAGCCGCACGGGGCATTCTTTGCGCTGGAGGACGGCTCAACAGCGTTCACTGCCGTGACAGGGAGGGTTACTTGCCGTTCACCTTCTCCATAACACACCGGCTAATGCCGGGCGGCCCGTTACGAATCTAATTAGTGCCGACCTTCCAGCCGACGCGGTTCGGATACTCGCACTTACACGGGCATGCGATTTACGAACTCCGCGGAATCTATGACAGACGTCGCCGCGGCGGTGGTGTCTGAAAACTCTCTCGCGCTCTCGGGGTATAAGTTGCCACCTAACCTGGGGTGGCGCGGCACGGTGTGACCGGCGTACATGCACCGGCAGGGTTCACTGGATTTATCAGCGTAAGTGCGGCTTCAGCCGTCTATCACTGCCTCACCTGTTTGCCCCGCGTTAGCATTCTGGGGTGGCTGGAATCGAACCAGCTGCAGGGTGGATAACCCCAACAATCCCCTGATCACCACAACAGAATGGGCATTGGACGCTAAACAACGGGTTGGGTTATGAACCGGCCGTCATTTCAATACCCATGCGGTTGTGTGCTCAATCCGGAATTGAAGTTAATAGAGTCAAAGCTCCAGAACCGCCAATGACAACGATAATCAGCACAACCCACCATAAACCGGACCAATCAGTACCCCGCTTCATTTCACACTCGCAGCCGATTTGCATAGCGCTGCAACAATCAAACCCACGCACGCGCCGACAATTGCACCAATGACAAATGCGATAAATATCGACATTTTCCTTTCTCCAATCGGAAGTAGGGTGCCTGGTCGCTTCTCCACCTCAGGCGGCAGTGGACCCTGCTATTCCCCAACAACAAGGATTCGGTTAATCTGGATATCCCCAACAACAAGAAGAGTAATCAAAGTGATCGCTGAATTATCTGCGGCGCTGTCCGCTCTTAAAGAAACAGCCGGATTGGTAAGGGTAATAAACGAAGCCAAAAATGATGCTGAAGTTAAAGCTGCGACTTTCGAGCTCAACAACAAACTTTTAACCCTTCAATCTGAATGCTTTACTCTTGGTGATGCGATCCGAGCGCGTGACGAAAAAGTAAAACTTTTAGAGGCAAAAATTGGCGAATTTGAAGATTTTAGTAGCCAGACCGATGGATATGTCCTTGATAAACTTGCCTCTGGAACATTTGTATATTCGAAAAAACAAGTAATCGGAGGATCGGAAACGACTGTACACCTTTGCCAACGTTGTTTTACCACTCGTGTAATTTCTGTGCTTCAACCAATCGCTGATCCTTTTTACAACCCGCATAATGAAAAATATTATTTTCAATCAAAGTGTTACAACTGTAATTCTACTTATCCAATGAACCTTTCAAACTATAAACCCTATGATCCCAATGATGATTTTTCCTAGGTGTTGGATATCCAGATTTTTAAAGAGCGAAGCGTCCTTAGGGGCGCTTTTTGTTGCCTAGCGAATCATCCGGTGTTTCGTATGCCGCCGGCAGCTACTGCGTGGGCGTCCTGCCTGTTCGCTGTTGATGAAATGATATTGCTACTTAAAGTAGTAAAAATCAACTACAAAAAGTAGAAAATAATGATGAGAGAGAATAAAAAACATAACATATTGATAAATTGAGTTATTAATTTGAACAGGAATTATGGAGAGGTGAAAAGACAATAGTCATTAACGATTTGTAGCGAAACTACATTAACAAATGAAGGAATGGCAAATCATTTAGTCAAACGCTGTCCATTATCACATCATGAGGCGCAAAGGGTAACCAAGGCCAAATGCGAAAAGTCTTATTTGTTGATGGTGAGTATATATACAGTTATTTAATTATCTGATTTAAATACCAATTTTTCCTCATCCATTCAGAATTTGCATATTGAAACAAATTGTGATCCATTATTCTTGTCTATCACTACCATTTAGGTAATATTCATGGGAATGATATGCAGGTTGACTCCCTGCGGGAGGTCTTAATGTTCAAATTTGATATGCAAATTGCCCAAAACTACGCAGCGTTTTACAACCCAGACGATGGAAAATGCGTATTCGTTGATTCTTTTGATAATCAAGAGTTTGACGTTAGGGTAGGCACACCGAAATATAGTAGGCGCATTGGAACCATCTACGCCACTTCAGATGAAGATCTTAATCAACAACTTCAATCTTTAACGGCTACTCATGTATGAGTGTTACTCATCAAGGAATTCGTGATTTTGAAGCTGAAATAAATAGTATCCTTGCAGAAGATTGTGTTGAGCTTCGTTTAACATCACATGTTGCCTATGAACGCTTGAACGATCTAAGGAACAATCCGGTAATTACCCTTCCTGAGTTAGAAAATTTGTTTCGCACCTTCATAAAGGTTCATCTCACAACCGTGCTTGGCTACCCTGACGGTACAACTTTTACCATTAAATGTAATAAAACCAACATTCATCTTCCTTGCTCATTGATCCGTGATGTAATTATTGGGAAGACGTGGGTAATTTTGAGCGTTATTACTATCATGAGAAAGGCCAATTTTTTATCTCATGATCCAATCATCCTCGAAATCAACTAACGATGGCCTTGCACAAGTTTATTATGCTCATCCCTGGTGGAATCTGCTAGAGCCATATTCCTGATTCATTGTTAATCATTATCTTATCAACATTTTTCCTGCCTTATGTGGGCTTTTTGTATCTGCTATCCAATCCCTTCCATGAATATCAAATCCACTCTCTTGCTTCAGCGTCATCAATATGCCTCGATTCCTTGAGGATGCCAGCAACATATTCAATTTTATCAATATCACTACTAGCGATAGTGATTGGTCTATGATCTTGATTGATGCTAGAAAACTGATATTGGCCATCACGTTCATAATTAAATATCTTGATCATGTTGTGGCCTTCTTTTGTCCGCACAAAAACTTCATCCCCTGGCCGCACCCGAGTATTTGGCTCAATTAGAACGTATTCTCCTGATTGAATACGTGGCCACATGCTGTCACCTTTAACCTTAAGGCCAAAGGCTTCTGGATCATCATTATGGATTTTTAGCCAACCATCTTGTAATTCAGTCATATCAATGGACCCATCCGCACCAAGGATGGCTTCACCGATGACTTTTACGAGTCCTTTTTTCATTGGCTCAGTATAAGTCATCCCTGTCAGTCCGGGTTTTATGGACTGCATTCCATACTCCAGATATGCCTCTGTTGTATTTAAGAATGTAGCCATTTTTTCCAAAATTGCTGCCCGCGGCTTAGCGGCGCCTATTGTATAACGGCGAGCCATTTCGTATGTGACACCCGTTTGCTTTGCAAGCTCGGTCACACTAACTTTTTTATCTGCCATAAGCTCACTAAGACGCTTGGCAAAATCTGAATTTTTTTGATCTTCTACCATAAGTAGAAGATTACCTGTATCACACCATCCAGTCATTTCTATTTTCAGTAGTTGTTTTTTGCTACTTAAAGTAGCATTATCCCTCTACGACAGTAGAGGAGCTGCATATGTCATCTTCAAATTTTACTGAATTAGCCATTAAAGCCGCTGGAAAATCACTTTCAGAGGTTGCCCGGAGCTTTGGTTTTAAATCCACTCAGTCAGTAGCCAATTGGATAATCAATAATCAAGTCCCTTCTGAACGTGTACTTCAACTTTGTGAATTGGCTGGATGGATCGTTACACCTCATCAATTGAGACCAGATATTTATCCTAACCCCAGTGATGGACTTCCCAGTGACCATTCAAAGGCTACTGAATCTATTGCTTAGTTAAAACCACAGAAACAGGGGGTTAACAGTGGGTATCGTAAACAAAGCCATTAACAAAGCTAAAGACTGGATCGCTGAAAAACAGCCGGATTGGTATGTGAGGGCTGTAAGAAAAACTATCTCCGAACTTCCTGGGGGTTATGAAGAAGCGCCCACATGGCTGGGCAATAAAATAACCAACGATTCCCTTTTCAACCGATTGCGAACTAATGGCGATCAGCTTTTCCCACTCGGCTGGGCAATCGTCCTTCAGAAAGCTGGTGGTTCTCACCATATTGCGGATTCAGTCGCGCGCGCATCAGGGGGAGTTTTTGTACCTCTTCCGGACGTTGAGAAAGTTGATAACGCCGACATAAATCAACGCTTGCTAGAAGCCATTGAGCAAATCACTTCTTATTCACAGCAAATCAGGGAAGCCGTCGAGGATGGAATCATTGAGCCGCACGAAAGGGCAATTATTGATGATGAACTCTACCGGGTGATCGCGAAATTACAAGAGCACTTAACTCTTGTATACCTCATTTTTTGCCCTGCTGAAAAAGTTGACGCCCCGGGCTGCAATCCCAGGGCGCCGGCGCCTGCATATCGTGGAGATAACTAACGCATGAACAGTTTACACACTAATCCCCAGGTTACGCAATTCCGCTGCCTGCCATTCATCGCCGCCCAGGCAGCGCCATTCGATTACCTCCCGGCAGTGGAACGGGCGCAGTTGGAAAACGCTTGGCGGGAACTCAATGAACAGGGGGCAGCAGCGTGGATGAAAATCGTGTCCCTGTGGATCGCCACTACCGCGATCAGTATGGGGTGGCCGTGCACGTCGTTGCATGGGACCCCGAGAAACGACGGGTCATTTTCTTGCGAGACGGCTACGAACATGAATGCATGCAGCCGGTTGAACAATTCCGGGCGAAGTTCAGGAAAATATCATGAGTAGGATCTTCGAAATTGTCCAATCCATGTCGGGGCAGAAGAACAGCATTGTTATTCCATGCCCTTACCTGGCCTTTTTTTCCGGTGACCAGCAGGTATTCGGATTGTCTGCCGTGCTGAATCAATTGGTTTTTTGGTCCGGCAAATCTTCATTGGAAGATGGATGGTTTTACAAAAGCCACGAAGAACTGTCCAGCGAAATTCCAGGGCTTAGTCAGGACCAAATCCAGCGCATTGTTAAAAAGCTCAGCCACAAATATTTGTCTGGGATCATTGAGGTTGCCACGCGGAAGGTAAATGGCACTCCAACCAGCCATTACCGCATTAATGGTGATGCCCTGATCGCCAAAATATTCCCGCCCGCGCTGGATTCCGCAGAACTGCGGAATGGAAAACGCGAAGCTGCGGAATCAACTCCGCAGAACTGCGGAATGGAAAACGCAGAAGTGCGGAAACAATGCCGCGAAGCTGCGGAATCCTTTCTCTATACAGATCACTACACAGATCTAAACAAACAGATCAAAGATCTTTCGTCGGAGAATTCTGGCGAATCCCCTGACGTGCTTTCTGAAAAAGAATTTTTAAAGGTTCATCCCGATGCTGTGGTTTATAGCCCCAAAGGCAACAAATGGGGAAACGACGAGGATCTGCGCTGCGCTAAATGGATTTGGGGTCGGATTATCAGGCTCTATGAGAAAGCGGCGGAAACCGATGGTGAGCTTGTACGACCCAAAGAACCTAACTGGGTAGCCTGGGCGAATGAAGTTCGCTTGATGCGGATGTTGGATAACCGGAATCATCGGCAGATCTGCGAATTGTTTGGCCGTGCCAACAAAGACCGGTTCTGGTGCAAAAATATTCTGAGCCCCGCAAAGTTACGTGAAAAATGGGATGAGTTAATCCTAAAACTTTCCAACGCTAATGGCGCCTCAGCGCGTCAAATCACCCCGCCAACCGGCCAAACCCCGCCTGGATGTATGAGTGCCGCGGAATTTGTCGCCCAAAATCCGATCCCCGAAGGAGCATTCGATGATGACGACTGATGATTTGCTTGCTCGTCTGACGGCTCTCAAACCTGCCCATGTGCAGCCCCGGTTTAAAACCTTTGAGGAGCTTATGGCTTGGCATCGGGAGGAAGAACTAAAAACCTCTCGCGCTGTGATTATCCAGAATCGTCAACGCCGGCTGGAAAAAATTATCGGCAGGTCTGGCATTTGCCCTCTTCACAAGGACTGCACATTCGCCAATTACATCGTGGAATGTGAAGGGCAGCGCAGGGCATTGAATGCGGCCCGGGTTTACGCAAAGGAATTCGGCAAATCCCATGGCGGTTTTATTTTCTCCGGTAGCGTTGGAACTGGGAAAAATCATCTGGCCACGGCGATCGCCAAATACCTCATCAAAGGCGGAAAGACCGCGATGATCATCACTGCCGTGGAATTACTGACCAATTTCCGGGCCACGTTTGACAGAGGTAGTGCAGTCAAAGAAACCACCCTGCTGAAGGATTTTTGCGGCCTGGATCTGCTGGTGCTTGATGAAATCGGCCTGCAGAAGGGTAGCGAATGGGAAATCAATCTGCTGACGCAAATTGTTGATCGGCGCCAGTTGCAGCTTAAACCCACCGGGATGCTGACGAACAGCACTGAGGCAGAACTTCTGGCTGTCCTGGGTGAGCGAATCATGGATCGCCAGCTTTCTGGCGGTGTGTGGGTGGAATTTAACTGGCCCAGCCAGCGGAAAAAGAGCCGGGGGAAAAAGTCATGAAATCATCCAAAGGTGGCCTCAAAAAAGGAGACAGCAGAATGAATATGCCCTTTTACGAAATCGCCGAAAAGGCGCGTAGCTCTGAAATTGCTGGCCTGCGTGCAGAAGCCCATTCGCTGTGGATTAAGGCCGAGAAACTAGCAAAAAGCCGGGCCAACGCCGAATGGTCGGCCGCCCGGGCAGATTTTTGCTTTAACTCCCGGTTTGCGCCTTTGCCGGTGCAAGGCGGTGAAGAATGAATATTAACCAGAAAATCCGCCATCAGTTCATCGACGCCATGTTGCTGGTTCACGGCGTTATTAATCGCAAACATATCTCGGATACGTTTCAGATCGGACCGGCGGCCGCGTCTAAAGACTTGACCAATTATCGGGAAACATGGGAGGCAGCGGTAAGTTATTCATTCCGCCTCCAGTCAATAGTGGCGACTGATAAATTCAATTCGCGGTATTTCACAAGTCCAGTTCATGCGAGACATTTTCTCGCAGTAATCAGCGAGATTTTTGAAGGGCCGCACCTTTGGAAAAGCGGATCTGTCCTTCCTGTCCGCAATCCCGACTCGTTGGCTGCTGTGAATACAGCAAAAACAGAAAGGGGCGCTGAATAACATGGCAAAAAATTCTGTAGACGCTTATGGCGCCAGCGGCAAAACCAACGTTCTGATGTTCGTGCCAGAAAATCTGCATTTGGTCGATGACCCAACTCATCCGCTATATGACGAACGTATTCACTTACCCCTGGACGAGGCTATGGTGCTGAACATCATGGACCAGGGAGTTATTGAGCCGATCGTCGTATGGAAAGACAAAGAAACCGGTCTGGTCTGCGTTGTCGATGGTCGCCAGCGCGTCAAACATGCCATTGAGGCAAATATTCGCCTGCTTCAGGAAGGTAAAGAACCATTGCACGTCCCTGGAGTGGTGCGGATTGGATCGGCTAATCGTATGTCACAGGCAATGGTCAGCGCTAATGAAATCAGGCGCGCTGATACTCCACTTGGCCGCGCAAAGAAAATGGCCGACATGCTGTCACGCGGGAATGACGAGGAAGACCTCGCTCTATTTTTCGGTATTAGCATCCAGACCGTCCTGGCAACACTATCCCTTCTCGAATGCACTCAAGCGGTACAGAACGCCGTTGAATCTGGGCAGATTACCATCGGCCACGCCCGGCAATTGGCTGATCTCCCTCCAGAAGAACAGCGCGACAAGGTTCAGCAACTTGTCTCGGTAGCCCAAGAGACCAAAGGTCACGAAAAGGCGAGACGTCAGCGCGCCGTGCTTGGGAATGCCCAACCTCGAATGAAAAGCCGCAAACAAATTTCTATCGCTTTGGCTTCTGCAACCGGTGAATATGCCGCGGCCCTGCGCTGGGTAATCGGACAGGAGAGCGCAGAATGAGCAACTACGTTACACCTAAATTTCCCGTGGGAGCACTGATAAAGCGCCTTGGCAAGACTGGAACAATTCTTAGTTCGGACGTGACTCACAATCACAAGACAGGCGAGCATTACGTAATTTGCTGGGTTAAATGGGATGACAACACCACCTCAAACCATCATCAGCGCGAACTGGAATGGCTGACGCCGGCACATCCAGTTATGCATGACATTCCAAATATGGGGAATGCCATATGAGCTATCAGCTTTTTATTGGTGATTGCATCGAATCAATGCAGGCCATGCCGGATCAGTCTGTGAATTGCTGCGTGACAAGTCCACCGTATTACGGTTTACGGGATTATGGTGTTGAGGGACAAATTGGCCTTGAGCAAACGCCGGAGGCATTCATCGCCCGGCTGGTCGCCGTATTCCGCGAAGTCCGGCGCGTCCTGCACGATGACGGCACGTTGTGGGTAAATATGGGGGACAGCTACGCAACCACCTCAACGTATAACGCGCCCAGGACATCTGCCGGCGATTTCGGTCGTGTCGCTGGTTCCCGCCAGCCAGCCGCAAAGATTCCCAACGGACTTAAGGCGAAAGATCTTCTGGGTATTCCCTGGGCGCTGGCCTTTGCCCTGCGCGCGGACGGTTGGTATCTGCGTCAGGATATCATCTGGCACAAACCTAACCCTATGCCTGAGAGCGTCCGCGACCGCTGCACGAAGGCCCATGAGTATATTTTTCTGCTGAGCAAATCGCCGCAGTATTTTTTCGATCATGAAGCTATGAAAGAGCCTGTTCAGTCGGACAAAGGCAACACCAAAAGTTTTCGCGGCGGCGCCTATGTGAACAATTCCACTTTTGATAATTCAACTGGTGGAAATCGCACCGTCACCGGCAATACCCGTTCAAGGCGCAATTCGTTCAAACGTGACGGCAGCAAGCGCGCGCAGGTGATTCCCGGCCAGACCGTAGGCACACACCGCCCGGGCCGGGATGAATCCGCGTGGGATACAGGCATGCGCAACCGACGCGATGTTTGGAGCGTCGCAACACGGGGATATGCCGGCGCGCATTTCGCCACGTTCCCGCCGGCGCTGATTGAGCCATGCATCCTGGCCGGTTGCCCTGTCGGCGGAACAGTACTGGACCCGTTCGGTGGCAGCGGTACAACGGCAGGGGTTGCGCTGGTCCATGGTCGCAAAGCAATTTTGTGCGAACTCAACCCGGATTATGCCGCACTGGTACCGGCACGCATCGATCAGATTATTGGCTCCAGCGTCAAGCGTAAGGAGGCAGCCGCATGAAAATTGATAGCCGCTGCCTGGCGCCGGGCGTGAAAAATGTCGTTTGTGTGTCTGGTGGCAAAGACAGCTTAGCCACCTGGTTGGTAGCACTGGATGCCGGAGTTGATTGTATCGCAGCGTTTGCCGATACCGGACATGAACATCCGATTACGTTGGCGTATCTCGATTATCTGGAAAAAGAACTCGGCCCCATTCGGCGCGTAAGGGCTGACTTTACCGACCGTATCGCCGGCAAGCGCAAATTTATTGCCGAAAAATGGCCGATATCGCTGGTGGAGGAATGCGGTTTCACGCCGACACGCGCCGATGAAATCATTCAGACCGCACTGGAAATCCTGCACCCTACCGGTATCCCTTTTCTGGATTTATGCATGTGGAAGGGGCGCTTCCCCTCAAGCAGGCGGAAATTTTGCTCTATTGAACTCAAAAACGAACCTATGCGCCTGCAGGTGATTGAACCATTAACGTCTTCAGGCATTGCGGTCGTGAGTTGGCAGGGAGTACGAGCCGAAGAATCGAAGGAGCGAGCAAAACTTTTCCCTTGGGAATCCGGTTTCGATATCGGTCCTCGCCTGAGTATTTACCGTCCGATCCTGACATGGAAACCGGCGGATGTCTTCCGCCTGGCGCGCCGGCATGGAATCGAGCCGAATCCCCTGTACAAAATGGGGTGCAGTCGCGTGGGTTGTATGCCTTGCATTAATGTCCATAAGTCCGAATTAGCAGAAATTTTCAGCCGCTGGCCGGAGGAAATCGCCCGCGTTGCTGAATGGGAACGGTTGGTAGCAGCATGTAGCCGACGGCAAAATTCCGCTTTTTTCACATCGACCATGGACCCACGTAACTCCGAGACTCGCATCGAAGTGATTACCCTCGAATCGCATGGCATCGAGACCTACCGCGATTGGGCCATGACTACCCGTGGTGGCCAGCAATTTGACCTATTGGCCGAAGCCAACGATCACAGCGTCTGTAACAGCGTTTATGCGGGGGTGTGCGAATGAACCGATATTGCACCGCACTGACTGCCCTCAAAGCCGCGTCGGCCCACTACCTGAAAGAAGTAGGGGACCAGTGGTGCACGCCGGACCCTTTGTTTTGGGGCATCAACGCTCTTTATGGCCCGCTGGTGCTGGATTTATTCGCCGACCAGGGCAATTCAAAATGCGAATCCTATTACACCGCAGAGGATAACGCGCTTACTCAAGACTGGTCGGCCCGGTTGGTGGAACTTAATGGAGCTGCGTTCGCTAATCCGCCATATTCTCGTGCCAGTCAGCATGAGGGGCAATACATCACCGGCATGGTTCACATCATGGAGTACACCATGAAGATGCGCGAACTTGGCGGCCGCTATGTGGTACTCATCAAGGCGGCTACGTCCGAGACATGGTGGCCCGAACAGGCCGACCATATCGCTTTTATCCGAGGCCGCATTGGGTTTGATGTTCCGGTCTGGTTCAACCCGGCGGATGCACAGCAGGTTCCGACTGGGGCATTTTTTGCCGGGGCGATCGCCGTATTCGATAAAACTTGGACTGGCCCGTCTATGGGGTACGTCAACCGTGACGAGTTAATCGCCCACGGCGAAACAGCACTTGCTCAAATGCGGTGGATGGCGCCGAGACTGATACAACAAGTCCCACAACAAAATATTCCCGAAATTATTCCACTGCCTGACACCGATAATCGCGTATGGCCATCAGAGGTTCGTTTTCTGCTTGACCAGGTTCCTACGGCAGCCAGCCTGCCGGCTGAGTTGAAAAACAAAATCCTCAATCACATAAATCACATGAAACTTGATGGTTTACCCACGGCCGCGATTATCCGCCAGGCCGCCGTATTGTCAGAATTGATGGGAGCGCAAGCATGAGGGAAATTATCGTAGACAATTTTGCCGGTGGTGGCGGGGCGAGTACCGGGATCGAAATGGCGATTGGGCGCAGCGTGGATATAGCAATCAATCACGACCAAAACGCGATCGATATGCATATGACAAACCACCCCGACACTTTGCATTACTGCGAAAACGTCTTTGACGTTGATCCCGTTGTCGCCTGCGGCCGCCGGCGGCCGGCTCTGGTTTGGTTCTCGCCTGATTGTCGCCATTTCAGTAAAGCCAAGGGCGCCACGCCCGTGAAAAAGGAAATCAGGGGGCTGGCCTGGGTCTCTATTCGCTGGGCACTGGATACCCGTTTTCGGGTGGGCGTACTCGAAAACGTTAAAGAATTCAGAACCTGGGGCCCGCTGTTGACCGCTGCTGATGGTACACATAGACCAGACCCGGCTCGGGCGGGCGAAACGTTCGCTGCATTTGTTGCGATGCTGACGACTGGCATTGCGGCAGATCATCCGGCTCTAGACGAATGTTGTGAGGTTTTGGGTATCGCATCGGATAGCGACGACCGGCGCCGGCTCATTGCTGGCCTGGGTTATAACGTCGAATTTAGGGAATTGCGCGCCAGTAAACTGGGAACGCCGACCATCCGCGAACGGTTTTTCATGGTGATGCGCTGCGACGGTCGTCCGATTGTCTGGCCGGCACAAACGCATGGCGACAGTAAATCACCTGAAGTTCGAAGCGGCAAACTAAAACCGTATCACACCGCCGCTGAAATCATTGACTGGAATATCCCAAGCCCAAGCATTTTTGAGCGCAAGAAGGCGCTGGCCGACAATACTTTACGCCGAGTGGCGAAAGGGCTGTGGCGTCATGTCCTGACAAATGCAGAGCCATTCATCGTCGGCGCCGGCGGCTCGGAATATAGCGGTAAACCGGCTCCAATAGATCAGCCGATCGGGACGCTTACCACGGAAAATCATCGCGCTGTCGTAAATCCGGTACTGGCCCCGTTTTTGAATGAACACGCCAACGCCAGCAACCAACGGACGATGCCAGCGGATGAGCCTATGCGGACTTTATGTGCTCAGGTCAAAGGAGGGCATTTCTCAGTTGTCGCGCCGATGTTGGCATCTCTACGCGGCTCCAGTAAAGAACACCCTGGCGGGCAAAGTGTCGAGCAGCCGGTAACCACTATCACCGCCGGTGGAAAGCACCATGCGCTCATTGGCGCTGAGCTGGTCACCGCGCACATCCAGCGTGATATGGGTAATAGCGTCGGGCATCGCGCCGACGAACCGCTGGGCACGATAATGGCTGGCGGTGGCGGAAAAGTGGCGTTGGTCGCCGCCCACTTGGCACATCTGACACACCACGGCGATCGGCCTGGCACAACGCCAGATGATCCGCTGCCAACGGTAACCGCTGCCCACCGCGGGGAGCAGGCTTTGATTTGTGCCAATCTGGTTGATATGGGCCACGGCGAGGAATGCGGTACCGGCGCCAAACGCTGGAGTGATGGCGCGCGTTCTCTGGACACACCGCTTAACACGGTAACCGCCAGCAGCGTACCGAGTGCGCTGGCCTCGGTATATTTTGAACAAGCCAATGGCGGATTTTACGACGGTGACGGCCACGCAGCCGACGCGCCGATGTCCACAATCACATCGACTGGTAGCAATCAACGGCTGGTAACGGCCTACATGGTTAAATATTACAGTTGCGGCGGACAGTCGCAGGGCGTCGATGAGCCGGTGCATACCCTTACAGCCAAAGCGCGAATGGGTGTGGTGCGGGTCATTAATGTGCCGGCCGACTGTTTGTCTCCTGAGCACCGGGAAAAGGCTCGCCAGTGCGCGGAGCTATTGCACAAGTATTTGCCAGAGCATTTCACGGAACCGGCCGACATTGTTTTGATGAGCTATCGCGGCACCTGGTGGGCACTGGTGGATATTACGCTGCGCATGCTGCAACCGCCTGAGCTCTATCGCGCCAATGGTTTCCCGTCGTGGTATGTCATTGACCAAGATTACAAAGGCAAAAAATATACGAAAGAGCAGCAAGTCGCGCGCTGCGGCAATGCCGTGCCACCACAGTTCGCCGAGGCGCTGGTGCGGGCTAATTTGCCGGAACTGTGTGTTGCAAGGGAAGAGGTGGCCGCATGAGCGACGAATCCGATTTACCACCCGATGACAGCGATAACGTGCTGGTTTTCACAAAACGGTTTGACGCCAATGCCGACATTAAAGAAATGCGCAATTTCGTAAAAGCGCCAGACGCAAAAAGCAAAAATCGCTGGTGTACTCATCCCAAAATTTTGGTTGACGATCATTTGCGCCAATTAACCTGCCGACTATGCGGGAAAGTTATCGACCCGTTTGACTGGATCAACTCCGTCACAGATGGAGAGACAAAGGTCGATTGGGAACTGCAGGGGCTGCGCCAGGAAATTACCGATCACCGCACTGGACTGGAAAAGCTCAAACAGGAGGAATTGAACTGCCGCGCGCGCGTTAAAACCCAACAGTTCAAACTTAGCGACCTGAACGCGCAAATCGACAAGGCCAATAAAGAACTGGCGTTCCTGACCGAACGGATCGAGCAAATCAAGGCGCTGAGAGGTATTGGCAAATGAAGCTGATATTGCCATTTCCTCCGAGTGTAAATAGCTATTGGCGTGCCCCGAATAAGGGGACATTGGCCGGCCAACATCTTATCAGTGCCAATGGCCGCAAATATCGTAACGCTGTATTGGCATCAATCCTTGAGGCACATCGCCGATATCCGGTTCCGCTGGTGGATGAAGTCAGCGTTTCCCTCGTGTTATCCCCGCCAGATAAACGCCGCCGGGATCTGGACAATTATTTCAAAGCTCTTTTTGACGCTCTCACACACGCAAGAATCTGGAGTGATGACGTCCAGATAAAACAACTCAATGCTATTTGGGGACCGATCGTGACCGGTGGCAAGGTTGAGATAACGATTGGGGTGATTGTATGAGAGCCTTGTTAACACCATGCCTGCAGCGTGAGTTGGGACTTGTCCTGTTTCGCCCCGGTGGTGAATTGTTTCATCTGTTCACTAGGGGACGAGTGTTAATCAGCAACGAGCCAGATTTCATGAAATCATTGCCCACCGGCCCGCTGGTGGATGTGCAGCAGACATTAGTTGATGATCCAGCATTAATCGGATTTTTTACTGATGAGCGAGTCATTGCAGCAGCTGGACATATAGATGGGTTGGAATCCTGGCTGATGCAACATGACACCGGATGCCAGTGGTCAGATAAAGATTTCCATATGACCGAAATGATGTTCAAGCGTTATGACCTCGGCTCGGTCCGGCTTTGTTGGCATCATGATCATAAATTTCAAGGCTTGGCGATGGATAAATTGGGCGAGATAGCGCGCCGAAATCTCGCTGAGTGGATCCTCGATATTGTCAGGGTTGCATTTCAATTCCCTGAGCACCACCAAATAACATTACCTGAACTCTGCTGGTGGGCAGCACAGAAAGACGTGATCCAAGCTATGCCGGAAGGCCCGGCCAGAAAGATTCTCAAATGGCGCCCATTGGAAATACCGTCGGGCATTATGCGTGAGTCCGATATCGAGCCCATTTATTCAGCCACTGACGTGCTTGTGGAGCAGGCAAAACCGGTGCTTGCGCTGGCCATCGACCCTGAGCCGCCAGAGTCGTTCATGCTTCGGCCTAAGCCTCGCCGGTGGGTGAATGCAAATTATACCCGATGGGTAAAAACACAGCCTTGCGCAGGATGTGGCAATCAGGCCGATGATCCGCACCACATCACTGGCTACGGTCTCGGAGGAATGGGAACTAAACCACATGATTTTTTCGTTATACCGTTGTGCCGGCAATGTCACAACGAACTGCATCGCGATACCCGGGCATTCGAGGTGGAGCATGGTAGTCAATTAGAAATGCTGGTGCGAACTCAAGATAGGGCGCTTGCGCTTGGTGTCATCACCACCGGTAAAAAATAAAAAGGGGGGGCAGGCAATGTTAAATTTTGATTATATCCGGGAGCGTGTTGCCACGGCGCTGGCAGATATACGGAGATCAGGAAAAGGACAACTGGCCGCATTCGAAGACTCACCCATGGCTTATACAGCTCGATATAAGCGCAAGCGGCTGCGGGTAGTCGAGCTTGGCGGTAGGCGGGTGTGTGCAGACACCGATCCTATTTACTGTCCGGAAACGCGTAACAGAAAGCAGCCATTCCCACCGATTGACCCAATTACCTATTCGTATAGCTCCTGGCGTCGGGCCATTGGTGAGCTTGAACCACATCAAGAGGCATGGGTCCGATATTGTTATGGTTATGATTTGGACTATGAATATCAGGTTACTATTTGCCAATTCATATGGGTTGAGTTCCAAAAACGCTTGGTAGGTAAAAAGGTGACCGAAAAAATGCGTGGTCGCCTGGCGTCATTGGTATGGCTAGCAGCTCAGGAAAGTGCCGGGCATTGGGATATGTTTCGCAATCCGTATACCAGCAAACGGCTATCTGAGCTGGTGGGGGTAAAGCCTGACAACTGGTCCAAAAACTACAGGCAGCACTGGGAGGAATTAATGCTGTTATGTGCCGAGCTTGATGAATCGGCACTTGAAGCGATTTTATCTAAAAGAAGTGATGCACGGTTCAGAAACTTAGCATCATAATGCTTGCAAAAGTCAACATTATAGGCGATATTAAGAGCATATTTGATATTATGTTACATTTGTAAGTGCCAAGAACCTCGCTACGGTGGGGTTTTCTTCATAAAATTGGTGATTAACAACTAATGAAAATAAATGAAGAACTGTTATCACTAAAATTTACGGTAGAAGATTATAAAGAACTTTTAAGTGAGTTTGACTCTGTTGTCTGCGAGTCAATAGCTATAAGTCAGAAAAGTGCAAACAGGTATGTTGCACCCCATATTGGATATGGTTCTCAAATATTCACTAGATTATGCGCTCATTCACAATGTTTGATCCGCGCAGCTCCACTATCTCGGTGGTCCAAGTCAGATTATAATAACTGGGATTTTAGCGAGATAGCCCCGCATGTCAGAGCTATCTTGGAAGGATATCTTTTTTATATGTATTTATCTGAGCCGCCTCAAAGTGAAGCCGAATGGCAAAGTAGGTTGTGGGTAATGCATATGAATGATTGTATGAAACGATTGGATTTGATGCAATCTCTTGAGAGACAAGAGGATATTTTATTTTTTTCCGGTGAAAAAGAAAAAATAGCCAAAGAGCTTAATAAAAATGAATATTTTATATCCCTCCCCGAAAAGATAAGGAAAGGATGTATTAGTGGCAAGTTTCTAAAGATTTATAGTAGGGATGAACTTATCATAAAATATAATTTAGATAAGGTGTTTTTTGATAAATATTTCGATCTGTTATCTCATTATACACATATTTTACCATTCTCTTTTTATGGCCTTGAACCTAATGGAAGAGGTACGGGATTGTTAAATGATGATGATTTAGCATATCTGTGTTTGGGTCTGTGTGTTGTAAGTGATTTAATGGATAGATGTAATGACCGTGTTGTCGATTTTTTCCCTGACGTTCAAATTTTCAGAAAAGGTAAAAAATCTATTTTTTCCCCTGGGCCACGTGAGAATCTTCCTCAATTGAAACGCGAAAGGGAAAATAAGAATGCAAAAAAGAAAAAGAAAAGATGATTCCTCTCCCTAAATCGATGAAAGATGGCACAGTTGACGAGAAAAATAGAATTAACCCTACGATCATACAAGGCCGCACGTAGGTGTGGCTTTTTCTTTGTGAAATGGGCGACGGAATAGGTGCGCTAACACCAAAACCGCCATTCGCCTGTATCGGGGATCACAAGCGAACCAAGGCCCACTGCTGATGTGCACACAGCAAAGTGAGCCTATCAAAAAGGACGCTTCTGGTCTATGAAAAATACTGTAAATTTACACAGTATCACCCTCATCAACGCCGACTCACTCGATTACATCAAGACCCTCCCTGATAACTGCATCGACCTAATAGCCACAGACCCACCGTATTACCGGGTTAAGACATGCGGCTGGGATCGGCAGTGGGATAGCGTTGGAAGCTATTTGGCCTGGTTGGATGACATGCTGGCGCAGTTTTGGCGCGTACTGAAACCTGCCGGTAGCCTGTATTTATTTTGTGGTTCACGCCTGGCGGCAGATACCGAACTGCTGGTTCGCCAGCGCTTCGACGTGCTGAATCACATAATCTGGGCAAAACCATCCGGTCCTTGGCGCCGGATGCGTAAAGAGGACTTGCGGGCTTATTTCCCCGCGACTGAGCGGATAATCTTTGCTGGCCATTATGGTGCTGAGGGTTTCGCGAAAGGGCAGGTCGGTTACGCAGTAAAATGCCAGGAACTGAAAGCTCGAGTCTTCAAGCCGCTGATTGATTATTTCCGCAATGCCCGGTCCGGGCTGAATATTTCCGCGACAGAGATCAACGTGGCGACAGGCACCCAGATGTGCTCGCACTGGTTTTCAGAGAGTCAATGGCAGTTGCCGAACCCCGCGCAGTACGCCGCGTTACAAAAGTTGTTCGCTGATAAGTCGGCCACCATCGGTAAGGTCAGCCCGCTGGTGGGCCAGCACTCAGGATTGGTGGAACAATATGATGCTCTGAGCAAAACCTATGCCGGGCTAGTGGTGGAATATGACGAGTTGCGCCAGCAGTACCAGCAGTTGCGCCGGCCGTTCGCAGTTACCGCTGAGGTTCCGTATACCGATGTTTGGGCGTTCCCGCCGGTTCAGTATTACCCGGGCAAACATCCGTGTGAGAAACCGGCGGATATGATGCGCCATATCATCCAGACCAGCAGCCGGCCCGGTGATATAGTGGCCGATTTTTTTATGGGCTCTGGGTCAACCATCAAAGAAGCAATAGCGCTGGGGCGTAATTCGATCGGAGTTGAGTTAGAGGAAGAACGATTTCTGCAAACTCAAAAAGAAATCTTAAAGATCAAGCAAGTTTAACTTTTACTTATTCACCGAATAAGGCTACCGAGTCTGGTGGCCTTTTTTATTCCCACCACATACCGGAGTATCCGGATGAATAACGAGCCTGCTATGGACTGGAACACCCTTGTTTCAACGGTATTCTCAAAGGAAACAGCAATAGGTGGGATTATCTCCGGATTGTTCGGTATTGGTGGATGGGCTGCTATCGGCCGCCGGTTTTGGTCGAATAACAAAGCTCAGATAGCCAATAACGACAAATGGACTGACACACTGGATAAACAGGCAAACTATATTGACCGCCTGGAGAAAGGGATTGAGGCCCGTGACGCTGAGATCGAAAAAAAAGACGAATTACTCCGCAAATATTATGAAGATTTAGCAACAACAAAAGCTGAATTGAAGATTATTCAAAACTCGCAAGAGTATCTAACCCAAAAGGTTGATGAACTGACGAAAGTCAACCAGTCAATGGCCGAAGAGCTTTCACGTTTACGTTCTGAGTTAGGAGCCACGCGATGATTCACCTTGAATTCAAAAACAGCGACATCACCGTCACTTGGCGAATGATGATTGTGATCCTGTGCGCCGTATTTGGAATTTATCTCGGCGGTGTAACGTCCGGTTATTTCATGGCTCAGGTTCAATATTCACAGCGTGCCGCAGCACGCGATAAAACGGTAGGGGAAATAAAGCAGCAGGTGGCCCAACTTCCGAACAAGACCGCTGACGCGGTGAAGCAAGCAGTACAGGACGATAGCAAATGACGAAAGACGACATTTTTAACTCCATTCTGGGCAGGGAGGGGGGCTACGTCAATAATCCGGCCGACGCCGGCGGCCCGACGAATTGGGGCATAACTCAGGTGGTTGCTCGGGCGCATGGTTATACCGGTGATATGAAAATCCTGACACGGGACCAGGCTGTAGCCATTCTCGCTGCGGATTACTGGACTGGTCCGCGGTTCGATCAGGTCGCAGCGCTATCGTCGGTCATTGCTGTTGAGCTCTGCGATACCGGCGTCAATATGGGGCCGTCCGTGCCGGCTAAATGGCTGCAACGCTGGCTCACCGCGATGAATGACGGTGGAAAACTTTACCCCGATCTTACTGCTGACGGGCAGATCGGCCCGCGCACCATTTCGGCGTTACGCAGTTATCTGGCTGTCCGTGGTAAAGAGGGGGAAGAAGTCTTGCTGGTGGCCCTAAATTGCAGCCAGGGCGCCCGGTATCTGGAGTTAGCCGAGCAACGGCCGGCGAACGAAGCGTTTCTTTATGGCTGGGCAAAAAATCGAGTGGAGCAATCATGAAATTCATTTTCTTTCTGGCCGTTGTACTGGTAGCCATAGTCGCGTTGCTGTTGATTCGAAAATACAGTTCCCTGGAGTTTGTCAGCCACGCCAAATTGCTCTTCAAAACGTGGTCGGTATGGCTCGCATCAGTAGGATCAGCCATCACTGCATGGGTGCAGTCGTTCCCTGATGACGCCTTAAACGCCTGGAACGCTCTACCGACTGACGTGAAATCAATCATTCCTCAGAACTACCTCGGGATGATCGGTGCATTCATGGTTGCCATGGCGGTGATGGCGCAGTTCGTCCGGCAAAATCGATTGGCTGAGCAAAGGGCAGCAATCGAAAGTAAGGCGGCATCATGAGTTGGATAACAGGATTGTTTTCCGGCGGCTGGCAATTGATTGTCGGCGTTGCCGTGGGCGTGGTTGCGTTCGCCGGCGCGTATTTCGGCGGTAAGAAAATTGGTTCAACGCAGACCCAGGCAAAAGCCGATGTTGCTGCTGCTGAAAAGGAAGCGGCGCAGGTTCAAGCAGTCGCAGAAACCCAAGCGAAGAACACCGAGGTGGAGAAAAATGTTCAACAGCAAAATGCTTCCCTTACTGACGATGCTGCTCGTGACAAGTTGCGGAAGTCAAAGTACAACAGCGACGATTGAACCGCAGCCCACTGAAATGGTCGATTCATTGTGTACGCTGGACAGCCCGATCCGCACCCATGGTAGAGATGCTGATGTGATGGATATCCGAACTGTTCGGGCTATAAACTCTCACAATGATCTATATGACAAAATTTGTGCTGAAAGGAGAAAACATTAAATTTTTCTTGTATCTGCCTAGATACTAATCAAATTGATTTGGCAGATACAAGCTGAGTGATTTAAATTTATACAAAATATGCTAGATGTTGATAAGGCCATATTCAAAGAGATTTTTACCTAGATCGCTTATATTAATGCTACTTCCAAAAACATTAATAATTCCTAAGGAAAAAATAAGGCATGTGGTATCACTCCTAATTGCGGTCAAGTTCTGACCTATACTACTGGGCGATGTCATATATTTTTTTAATGCTTCAAGAGCAGGCACAGAACCGTTATAAACGATTAAGCATAAAGTATCAAATTCATCAAGAGATAGTTTTTCATCCAAAAGAGAATTAAATAAATTTGCGACTATTCTCGCTTTTATAGGTTTTTCTGAATTGAGCATTATTAAAGAGAAAGTGTCTAAAAATTCATCTTCTTTTTTGTCAGTTCTGATTTTCTCTATCAAATTTAATGCTTTTTCTTTATCATTATTATATGTGTTAAGGAATGTTTCGATATTTCTTATAAGTAGTTTTTCTTGAAAGGTTTTTTTTAAATTCCATGCTTTTACTGCCCAAGTTACAATAGGGATGTTTTCCAATACATCAGAGATATTTTCGATTGCTAGATCGGTCAATTCAGCGGTGGTTTCTTTATCATTAATCAATGTAGCTTTCAATGAATCTAACCCATTATGCATTTTCTTAGCCTCTATATTTTAATAAGGAGCCCAAATGACTATTAGACTTACCAAATCACATTAGATTCAAATGAATCTACTGATAGTATTCAACTATGACACCGCTACTACCTTTGAGGCAATCTCCTTTGTGAAGGATTCGACACTCAATTGTCGTCTTTTCGTATTGTGGTGCAGTTGAGCATCCAAGGAGCGCAAAGTGATACCCGGACACTAATGCAATGGAAGAATGGTTAAAATTGCTGGCAATGTTTCAGTTGAGATAAATTCAGTATTAACAATCACTTAATATGGCATTACAGAAGACGTTAGCACGGTGCCTGTTACAAGGACGGGGGAGGCCTGTAATTACCCATGAATATTTTCACGCGAGCCTGGCTATGGCTCATCACCAAAGAAACAAAGGAAACGAAAATGAGCGAACCCGTAAATGATGGCACCACCGTTGATCATGCAACTGTTGATCTGGCCCCGGTAGTGGATGTGCAAACTGTAAACGAAAACCCCACGCCAGCTCAGGAAGTCAAAACCGGCGTACAGGACTTCGAAAAAGCCTTCTCGTTTGTTGAGCAAGGTATTGCGATATTGGGCGAAGCCGCAAAAGACGAGCTGAAATCGTTGGTAACGAAATACCTATAAATAACATAGTGTTAATTTTAGTCGTCCGGCTATAACCAGGGTGAGGATAATGAATCCGCCAGCACCGCCTGTCTACCGACATAGAGTTGAAGATGGTTGCTGCATGGGCATCCAAGTTGTCGCCGGAAGATGAAGAAAGTGACGAATGCGTCGAATTGCGCTGCTTCCAACAAGCTGAGCCGCAACGTTTGGCTGCTATCGGCAAGACTAATATTCAAACCGGTATTATGGCCTTAGTGCGGGCAGTAGCACAGCCTGCCGTCTAATCACTGTAAGAGTCTTTCACTTTTTGCTGAAGGTTCTAACCATGATTATCTGGATAGAGCTGATTCGAAATTGTGTGTAACCAGTAAGCAACCCTCATTTTTCTCACTTTAGAAGAGAACATTCTATGGCAGACATTGAACTCACTCAGGCTCAGCAGATCCGAATTAATCTGCTGGTCACGTTAAACTATGACACCGCGGCAACGTCCGAAGCCATTGCATTTGTGCAGGATGACCCGCTGAAATATCAACTTTTCGTGCAGCAATATAGCCGGGTGACCACTGAAAGCGAAGTGGTTGCCAGGACGATAAAAGCGGTGAAAGAATCGCAAGAGTCTCTGGCGCTGTTCGTTATCGAAACGAGCACTTCAACAGCAACAAGTTAGTAGGCATTACACCTGGCATTCACTATGTGCCAATGATAATGATATCCTCATAAAAAAAGATGAGGATTCATTATGATCTGGTATGTGAATTGGAATGCCGTCTCCGCTATAGGGGAATGGATATCAGCATTAGCAACAATTGTTGCATTGTTTTATGCGAAAAAGGCATTAAACACTTGGCGTGAACAAGAAAAAACTAAATCTAAAATGGATTTTAAGAAATCCCTAATGCTTGTTAAAAACGCATTATTACTTATGCCAGATATACTTTCTATGGAAGAACTGGCGCATGCTAGAGCTTCTATTCAAGCAAAATGGGTATTCAAAAATATTGAACCTATTGAAAGCGTTATTCAGGCAGGCGAGGGGAGCATAGCAGAATTTGAGAGATTACTTTCTGCTTTTGAAAATTGCTCAAATTGCTGGGTTGCAACAGAACATTTATTCGACAACAGTCAAATTTATGATAAATGGATGGATTTGAATACTTATTATCAAATGTATCTGGGGGGTAAAACATCAAAGAATGAATTGTTTGATAGCTTGAATAAGCTTTATTCACAACGCTTTGTTTTTAATCATAAATAATTTATTCAACTTTCTAGTCATAATGTTCATTACAGGTGGCTTTCAACGAGAGCCATCGATAATGCGTAGGCAAAGCCATCAGCGACACCCACAGCCATGCTGGTGGCTTTTTATTTTGGAGGTCCCATGCGTCTGACTGTTCTTGATGATGATCCTGGCCGAAAAATTAATCCAATGGTTGAGCGCTATCTTGTTTTTCTGGATGGCAACGAGGTTAAAACGTGCTTTACCGCCGATGACGATAAGGGGTTGGTTATTTTCGCTGTACGTGATGAAAGCGGACATATTGTTATAGAGGATGGTGAACCCAAGCGCTGTACGTGCCACGGAAAGGTAAAGATCGAGCAAATTTATTAGCCTTAATTTTCGGAGATTTTATGCAGGTCACTATTGACGGTGTCCCGTATGCGCCTGTCTGCAATTTGACACATCGGATCGGTATCGCTATCACCACGCATAACAGACCTGACGTACTCCGAAAATCGCTCGAGCAGCATTTAAAATATTTGCCTACTGGTGCATTTTTGCTGGTGGTCGATGACGGTTCGCTGCCAACTGCAGCCGTGCCCGATGAAGCACATGTAATTCGTCATGACAAATCGCTGGGTATTGTCGCATCAAAGAATGCCTGCCTTGAAATGCTGATCACCGCTGGGTGTGAACATCTGTTCCTATGGGATGATGACGCGTGGCCCATTGCTAATGATTGGCATGTTCCGTACATAGAATCACCTGAACCACATTTGGCGTATCAATTTCTTGATCTCGCCGGCTCGCGTAAACTTCACGACATAGCGGAACTATATCGCGATGGCCAGCATGTGGCGTATACCGGTCAGCGTGGTGTCATGCTGTATTACCACCGCAGCGTTATAGAAAAGGTCGGTGGTTTCGATACGATCTACGGGCGAGGGATGTACGAGCATAGTGATCTGGCGCTGCGCATTCACAACGCAGGGTTAACGTCATGGGCGTTTGCTGACGTCACCGGCTCAAACAAACTTGTCTATTCACTGGATGAACATGAATCCGTTGAGAGATCGGTCGCGCGTCCGGAAAGAGAAGAGCAGGTCAAGCGCAACGTCAAAATTCACAACGGGCGACGCGAAGCGGGTTATACCGGATATTCGGAATACCGGCTGCAGCGCAACGCTGTTATCACCACATTGCTGACCAGCCAACCTGACCCACAACGTGGCACAAAAATGCAGGCGAAACCGGAATCGCTCAGCAAATGGGCGGCATCAATCAATGGCGCTGATGCCTTTGTGCTGACGGATGAACTTACGGTGGCGCCCGCCGGCGCAACAATCCGGATTGTTTCGACTATCTGCATGAATGTCTATTTCCGCCGCTGGCTGCATATCTATCAGTACCTTCGCGAGCATTCTGAATACCGGCTTGTCTGGTGTACGGACGGGACCGACGTAGAAATGCTCAGCGAACCATGGAAGGAAATGGAGTCTGGAAAAATTTATGTGGGCTCTGAGCCGAAAACCTATGCCGATGCCTGGACCTGCGAGAAGCATCCAGAACGGGTTTACCAGCAGTTCATCGAGCAACACCACAATGAAACGATGCTAAACGCCGGATTACTTGGCGGCGCGCGCGATGACGTGATGGCGTTCGCACATGGCATTGTCCGACTGTATTACCGCATCGAAAGCCAGCGGTTCTGGAAAACGGAGCAGGCCGCTGCCGCCGTGGGCGACATGTTGGCATTCGGCATTATCGCTAAAACGTTCGGTGATCGCATTGTCACTGGTCCAAGTATTCACACTGTTTTTAAAACAGACGGCATCGGTAAGGAGTTTGCCTGGTGGAAACACAAGTAAGATTCGTTGTGGTGGGACATCATGCACGACGGGCCCAGGCAATCCGCCTGGCTGATTCTCTCGATGCTCACCTGTTGATGGATGAATGCGGCAATGGCGCGAATTGGAATCACTGTCGTGCGTTGGTGTGGGCCGCTGGGCAGGATTGCCGAGTTGTGGTGCTTGAGGATGACGCGCTGCCGGTCAATGATTTCTCGACGCTGGTCTGTGAATGGTTGTCGCGGTTTCCTGACTCACTCATCAGCTTTTATCTTGGCACCGGCCGACCACCGCAATACCAAATGCAGATAGCCGAGCGGTTGATAGTTGCAGATAAAAACAGAACCGATTACCTCACGTTGCCCCGCCTGATTCATGGGGTTTGTTACAGCGTGCCGCCGCAGCATATCGCCCGGGTGTTAGCGCGATGGAACACGACCAAAGCAGCGGACTATGCGATTGGTGATGCGTTCGGCTGCAAGATAGTCTATCCCTGTTACTCACTGGTGGATCACGCTGACGGTGAGCCAGTCGAGACGCATCACGATGGGATGCCCCGAACTGAACGGCGCAGAGCATGGAGGTTATATGGCTAGACTGTCCACACTACAATCCAGACTTAAAGTCATCGACACGCGTCGAATCAAGCCGCTTTACAGTGAGAATCAGCGTGTCGGCGGCAGCGCAAGAGTAAGTCTGAAGCGCCGTATTTATGTGCGTGACGGCGGACATTGCTGCATATGTGATCGAGTCGTTGACTTGCATGATAGCGAGTTGGATCACCGTATCGCGCTCCAGTTTGGCGGGAACAACGCGGAGTCTAATCTCTGGACGTTATGCACCGAATGCCATGCAGGTAAATCAGCTCGCGAAGCGGCGACAGGACAGCCCGACGAAGTGGCGATGAAGTGTAGCGCTCCTGTTGGCGAGACAAATCACGTCACTATTATTTGAGGCCGTTTTATGATTGAAGTTATTGGGCTGATGTTCGCGCTGGCTATCGCATTCGGACTAATGCATGCCAGCCAAGGCAGTCAGCCAACATTCATGCACGTTCGCGAGAATAGGTGCCTGCATGGGACACCAAGGCGATTAAATGCAAGACTGCTTGGCGGTGGATACCAGCCAACGAATAATGGCATTTCGACGCATCTACCACCACCAAAACGGCCATAGATAGGTGGGGGGGGATGCATAGGTATAAACATCGATCGGCTCGGACACCGCGCCCCCTCTCACGCACAGATAATATTCCCGGTTGGAGGGTATAAACATGTTAACAGGACAGAAGCGCAAGTTTGCGGCAGCGCTGATGTCCGGCTCGACTCAGACAGCAGCGGCAATCACCGCTGGCTACTCTGTGAAATCGGCGCGTTCCAAAGGTTCGCAGCTGGCAAAGGATCCGGATGTCATCGCGTTTATGAAGAAAAAACGGGGTGAAGCTGGTGGTAGTCCAGACGAAAAACAATCAAAGAAAACGATTGAAAATGTTAACACCTCACCGGACGTTCTTGCGCCGGTCAGTGTGGCTACCAATCTATATGATGACCCGCTGGAATTTCTGAAATCGGTGATGAACAACTTAAAAGAAGATATCGATACCCGGAAGGATGCCGCCAAAGCGATGCTGCCTTACATTCATCCCAAAAAAGGAGAAGGTGGAAAAAAGGTTGCTCAAAATGCTGCGGCAAAGGTGGCAGCGAGCAAATTTGGCGCGATGGCACCGCCAAAGTTAGCAGTGATCAACGGGAAGGGGTAAAGCATGACCCAATGGTCCACAGCATGTCGGGATTGGGAGAATCGGCTTATCAAGAATCAGCCAATTATCCCGCCGCCAATTTTCCCGGAGTTGGCAGATCAAGCACTGGCCATATTCAAAGAGTTGCGCGTTTCAGATTTACCGGGCAAACCGACCTTTGGGGAGTGTTCAGATCAGTGGGTTTTTGACTTTGTCAGGGTTATTTTCGGCGGCTACGATGCTGAAACCGGCAACCAGTTAATCCGTGAATATGGTCTGTTGATAAGCAAGAAGAATACTAAATCAACTATTGCCGCCGGCATCATGATGACTGCGCTGATATTGTGTTGGCGTGAGGATGAGGAACACCTGATCCTGGCGCCCACAAAAGAAATAGCAGATAACAGCTTTAAACCGGCTGCAGGGATGATTCGAGCCGATGACGAATTATCGGATATGTTTCAAGTTCAGGATCATATTCGCACCATAACTCACCGCGTTACCCGCAGCAGTCTGAAAGTGGTTGCGGCCGACACCGATACCGTTTCGGGTAAGAAATCCGGCCGCGTTCTCATTGATGAATTATGGCTCTTTGGCAAACGGCCAAACGCTGCGGCGATGTTCATGGAAGCCCTCGGCGGCCAGGTGTCGAGAAATGAGGGATGGGTGATATTCCTTACTACTCAAAGCGACGAGCCGCCCGCCGGTGTTTTCAAGGAACATCTGGACTATTGGCGCGCCGTGAGAGATGGGAAGATTTACGACCCGAAGGTATTGGGGATCCTCTACGAATATCCGGACAGTATGGTGGAAGGCAGGGCATATCTGGATCGGGAAAACTTTTATATCACAAACCCCAATATCGACCGTTCTGTCAGTGCGGAATGGATAGAGGACCAGTTACGTAAAAATCAGGAGAAAACGGACGGCACGCTGCAGCAATTCCTGGCTAAACATCTGAATATCGAAATCGGCCTCAATCTGCGTAGTGATCGCTGGGCAGGTGTCGATTTCTGGCAGCAACAGGCTCGCCAGGTAAGTTTTGAAGAAGTCCTGCAACATTCAGAAGTCGTGACTGTGGGTATCGACGGCGGTGGTCTAGATGATCTGCTGGGACTATCAGTCATAGGCCGAGATAAAAATACCCGCGAATGGATCTGCTGGTGTCACGCCTGGGCCCATGAAATCGCGCTTCAACGCCGGAAAAGTGAGGCTGCCCGGCTGCATGATTTCGAGCGGGCCGGTGATCTGACCATCGTTAAGCGCGTGGGCCAGGACACAGAGGATATTGCACAATATGTCAGCGAAATTTATCAAGCCGATTTGCTCGATAAAATCGGTATTGACCCATCGGGTGTTGGTCAGATACTCGATTCGCTGGTTGAAGTAGGTATTCCCGCTGATCTTGTCGTTGGCATCAGTCAGGGTTGGCGACTTGGCGGTGCCATTAAAACCACAGAGCGAAAACTCGCCGAGGGCGTTCTAGTGCATAGCGGACAACCTCTTATGGCCTGGTGTGTTGGTAACGCCCGGGTTGAACCGAAAGGCAATGCTATTCTCATTACCAAACAGGCTAGTGGTAAGGGGAAAATCGATCCCCTGATGGCGCTTTTTAATGCAGTTTCGCTCATGGCTCTGAATCCAGAGGCGAAATCGCAAGATGTTCAGATTTTGTTTATATGACAGAACGACTAATTAATGACCCGCTTCGGCGGGTTTTTTCGTATCAGGAGGCGATAAATGACGCTTAAACGCGCATGTGTCCTCATGACAGTCAAGGCCGTGAATGAAGACGAGCGGGTTATCACCGGTATTGCGTCAACACCATCGCCTGATCGTGATGGAGACATTATGGAGCCGGATGGGGCAAAAATTCAGAGTGACACCCCATTTCTTTGGCAACATGACAGTACCCAGCCTATTGGCAGTTGTGCAGTAAAGATGGTGAAGGATGGTCTGCAGATCATCGCCAAATTGGTTGCGCCGACTCCCGACATGCCATCCCAACTGGCTGCACGCCTTGATGAAGCATGGTTCTCCATAAAGACAGCTCTGGTGAGTGGGTTGTCTATCGGATTCCGGCCTATCGAATATGCATTCATTGATGGTGGTGGCGTCCGGTTTCTATCCTGGGATTTGCTGGAGGTATCTGCGGTAACTATTCCGGCCAATGCCGAATGCACCATCCAGACTGTTAAATCTTTTGATCGCCAGATTCTCGCCGCGTCCGGCAATAAACATCCGGTGGTCAAAAGTGTCCTCCCTGCTGGCGTTTCAGCAACAAAACCTATTGAAAATAAAGGATTTAGTATGAACATTGCAGAACAAATCAAAAGTTTTGAGGCGAAACGATCAGCGCTGGCGGCTTCCCTTGACACTATCATGTCCAAGGCCGGCGACGAGGGTCGTACCCTTGATACTGAAGAGGAAGAACAATACGAACAATACTCGTCGGAAGTTAAATCCGTTGATATACATCTGAAAAGACTCCATGAAATGGAATCGGCCCAGGCATTGACGGCTAAACCCGTATCCAAAGTGGCAGGAAATGGCGAAGTGACAACCATTGAAACTCGCGCCCCGGGTATTATTCGTGCTGAGAAGAAGTTGGATAAGGGGATCGGCTTTGCCCGTTTCGCAAAAGCGCTGGCCGCTGCGCGCGGTAGTCGCAGTGAAGCACTGGAAGTTGCAAAAGCCTATTATCCGGACGATGCAAAACTCCACCATGTGTTGAAAGCGGCCATAGCTGCTGGTTCAACAACCGATCCCACCTGGGCCGGAAATTTGGTTGAGTATCAGGAATACACCAGTGATTTTGTGGATTTCTTACGCCCGCAGACCATTATTGGCCGGTTTGGCTTGGGTGGTATTCCCAGTTTGCGCGCTGTTCCCTTCAATATTCGTATTCCTGCGCAAACATCTGGCGGTTCGGCGAGTTGGGTAGGGGAAGGTAAGCCTAAGCCTCTGACCAAATTCGATTTTGATAATATTACGTTCACTTGGGCAAAAGTGGCCACAATCGCTGTGCTTACCGATGAATTGGTACGCTTCTCCAATCCAGCCGCCGATGTGCTTGTTCGTAATGCCCTGGCAGAAGCCATTATCGCGCGTTTAGATACTGATTTTGTTGATCCCGGGAAAGCTGCCGTTGTCGGTGTTTCTCCTGCATCTATCACGAATGGTATTGACGGTATTCCCTCAACTGGCAATCCCGATGATGATGCTACTGCTGCTTTCGATCAGTTTGTTACGGCTGATTTGCAGCCCACAGGTGCAGTATGGCTCATGTCAAGCACCAACGCTCTGGCACTATCCATGCGGAAAAATGCGCTCGGGCAGAAAGAATATCCGGACATGACCCTGATGGGTGGGACCTTCCAAGGGTTACCCGCTATCGTTTCCCAATATGTCAGTAGTCTGTTGGTATTGGTCAACGCGCCCGATATTTATCTGGCGGATGATGGCGGTGTTGCTGTTGATGCTTCGCGCGAAGCATCCCTGGAGATGGTCGATAACCCGACTCAGGATGGCAATACTGGCACCGGAGCACAAATGGTGTCGATGTTCCAAACCAATAGCGTGGCCATTCGTGCAGAACGTTGGATCAATTGGAAACGCCGCCGCAACGCTGCCGTGGCGGTTATTACCGGCGTCAATTACAGTTCCCACCAGACCAGCTGATAATCAAATGGAGGGCGGGGGATACCCCGCCATTTTTATGGCAAATATCAGATATCTGCAGCATACATTTAACGCCTGTCCTGGCAACACAAAAAGGGTTGATGATCGTTGTGCCCGGGTGCTGGTTTTGCTGGGAAAGGCTGAGTATGCCGATGACGAGCCTCTCCAGGCTCCAGTTCGGCGTGGCAGGGGACGAAAACGTGCGGGGAATGGCTAATGTGGAACCCGTTCCGGACAAAAGTAAAGTCGCTTCAGGCACCTGTGGACAATCGGGGTTGGTTTCCAATTGTTATTCATGAGTCATTCGCCGGCGCCTGGCAGCGCAATATCAAAGTTGATCGGCAGACAGTGCTGGCATATAACGCCGTTTTTGCCTGTATTTCTCTGATTGCCAATGATATTGCAAAAATGCCTATCCGGCTGATGGGGCAAGATTCAAACGGGATTTGGAAAGAAAATAAAAATGCTACCGGCGCTTCGATATTGCGCCGCCCTAATACTTTTCAGAACCGGATTCAATTTTATGAATGTTGGCTAAATTCGAAATTGGCATGGGGCAACACCTACATCCTGAAGATACGGGATAGCGCCAATGGGATCTTAGAATTTCGCATTCTTGACCCAAATAAAGTAATGCCGCTTGTTTCTGATGATGGCGAAGTTTTCTACCAGATCAGCCCAGACAATATAGCTGGTGTGGAGAAACAAATCATTGTACCGGCGCGCGAAATTATCCATGACCGTTTCAATTGCCTATATCATCCACTAATTGGACTATCACCCATTTATGCATGCGGACTATCCGCTATGCAGGGATACTATATTCAGAAAAATTCTGCTGCCTTCTTCAAGAACGGCGGTAAACCGAGTGGGGTAATCAGGGTTCCCGGAACGATCGACCCGGAGAAGGCGCGGGAAATCAAAGCGGCCTGGGAAACCAGTTATGGCGGCGAAAATTCAGGTAAAACAGCACTGATATCCGGTGGCGCTGACTATGTACCCATTTCAATGTCGGCGGTGGATGCGCAAACTGTTGAGCAACTGAAGATGACCGCAGAAATTGTCTGCTCAGTCTTTCATGTCGCTGCCTATAAGGTTGGCGCCGGAACGATGCCGACACAAAACAATATTGAGGCATTGGAACTGCAATATTATTCGCAATGTCTCCAGACGCACATCGAATCGATTGAATTGCTGATGAGTGAAGCTTTTGACCTCGACGTGAACAGTGGCGTTAAGTTCGACGTTGACGTATTGCTGCGGATGGATACCCAGGGCCGCTATGCAACCTATAAAACGGCTGTTGGTAGTGCTGTAATGTCGCCGAATGAGGCAAGAAAAAAAGAAAATCTTCCGCCGGTACCTGGTGGCGAAAATCCATACCTTCAGCAGCAAAACTATAGCCTGGAAGCTCTGTCCCGCAGAGACGCAAAAAGCGATCCATTCACTAATACAAGTAATACTCCCGCTCCTGTGGAAACAGGGCAAGATCCTGATGCTGCCGAAGAAAATGCTAATAAGGCTCTCAGCGATCATGAACTGTTTGCTGTAAAAGCGATGATGAAAGGACTGACAACCCATGAATGAACGCGAATTATCACTGATAAAAGCGATTGGTGAGTCTGTCCGTGATCAGTTGCTGCTGGTGGAAAAACGCTTTGATGCTGCATTACAAGCGCATATTAAATCCATCCTAGAAATGAAGGCTGATTTAGAGCGGTCCATTTCTGAGTCACGTCCAGAACCTTTGCCAGATATCAATGCGTTGGTTTCTAAAGCGGTCGAGACATTACCGGCACCAAAAATGCCGCAACTTCCCGATATCGATTCGATAGTCGCTGAAGCCATAGCCAAGTTACCCGCGCCGCAGGATGGCAAGAGTGTTTTGCCGGAGGATGTGCGCCCGATGCTGCAGGATATGGTGTCTGCCGCGGTGGCGGAAATCCCGGCGCCGGAAAACGGTAAAGATTTCGATCCGGACGCGCTTAAACAGGCTGTGGCCGAAGCTGTGGCTAAGCTTCCCCTGCCGCAGGATGGCAAGAGTGTTTTGCCGGAGGATGTGCGCCCGATGCTGCAGGATATGGTGTCTGCCGCGGTGACGGAAATCCCCGATGTGAAAGAACTGGTAAATGAGGCGGTAAATGAGGCGGTAAATGCCATTCCGGCACCGGAGTCAGGTTCGCCCGGACGTGACGCATTACAAATTGAAATCCTTCCCTCTATTGATGAATCTAAGAGTTATCCACGCGGATCGTATGCCACCCACAACGGCGGATTGTGGCGCGCCTTTGAGAAAACCCATGAATTACGCGGTTGGGAATGCCTGGTTGATGGTGTGGCGGCCATTGATGTTGCCCGTGGTGATCAACGTAATTTTACAGTAACAGTCATGCGCTCTAGCGGTGCCAGCGAAATCAAGGCGTTTGATATTCCGGTACTGATATACCGCGGTGTATTTAAGGCAGATAAAACCTATCAGGCCGGCGACACGGTTACATGGGGCGGTTCGCTCTGGCATTGCGATGAGCCGACCGCAGATAAACCTGGGGAGATCGGCTCAAAGGGCTGGACGCTGGCAGCGAAGCGCGGGCGCGATGCGAGGAATAAAATATGATTCAATTGGTATCTCTTGATGAAGCCAAAATGCATCTGCGCATAGATGACAATTATGGTGATCCTGATCTTCAGGGGAAAATTGACTCCGGGAGCGCGGCAATCCTCTCTTATATTCAGGGAAGCCGCGATAAGGTTGTTGGTGAAGATGGAATCTTGATACCCGGGGAGCCATTATCTCGCGTGAAAACGGCATTGCTGGTTTTATTGGGATATCTCGATCGCAATCGTGGAGGGGAAGAAGAGGAAAATCTGAAACAAGGTGAACTCCCTTTCTCAGTGACGATGCTTATCTATGATCTCCGCCAACCCACAATTATCTAATGGTGAAATATGGCATGCGCAGGATGTGAACGTCGAAAGGCATGGCTGAAAAAGTGGATGAGGATAGCCTATGAACGAGCAACTGGTAAACGAGCTGATAGCGGCCCTGAAAGCCGAGACACAAGCAAAGATGGCTCAAACGGAAGCGATAAATCACCTCGCGGAATCCAATGAGGCATTGTGTGCCGTCATTATCGAATCATTGGCAGAAGATGAACCTGATGCAAAAGAAAAGCCGGGTAATTACCTCAGTGGCAAGGTGAGGGGTTAATCATGCAGTCCGGAAAGCTGCGCCATCGTATTACACCCCAGAAATTTGTCACAAATCAGGATCCCGAAACTGGAGCGCCCATAAAAACGTGGGTCAATCTGATTCAAACTACGCCAGACAATGGGATTTGGGCCGAAGTCTATCCGCTTTCGGCCAGGGAATTTATCGCGGCCCAGGCAACGCAGAATGAAATCACAACCCGGATCACCATACGCCGACGCGATGATATTACCGCCCAATGTCGTATTTTATTCCGCGGAAAAATTTACAACATCGAAGGCATACTTCCCGATCCTGATAGCGGGTTGGAATATTTGACGCTTCCATGCTCCGAAGGGGTAAATGATGGCTGATGGTCTAGACATCAATCTTACCGGGCTTGATTCTCTGGTTGCTAAAATGTCAGCGGCAACAGAGGCGACCCGGAGTCAGGCAGGAAAAAATGCGCTGAGAGCGGCCGCAAACATTATTCGTGACCGAGCCCGAAGTAACGCTCAGCAGGTGGACAGGCCCCAAACTCGTGAGGCCATTTATAAAAATATTGTGGCCGCTTGGAGCAGCAGAACATTTAGGCAAACGGGCAATCTCGCATTTCGTGTCGGCGTCATGGGGGGTGCCAGGCACTACGCGCCGACAAAAGAAAACATCCGCAAGGGGCGCGTAGGCAAGATATTTAAAACGAATGGAAATTCGACTAACCCTGGCGGCGATACGTTCTATTGGCGGTTTCTGGAATTTGGGACGCAACATGCTAAAGCACAGCCTATTTTGCGTCCAGCTATGAACGGCGCCGACATGGACGTAATAAACGTTTTCGCCACTGAATTCGAGAAAGCTTTGGATGCGGCGATTACCCAGGGCAATACAGGAGGGAATGCGACGTGATAGCACCAATCTTCCCCATCTGTGCTGCTGATCCTACGGTAAAAAGTCTGCTGGGCGATTCTCCGGTCAGGCTATATCCATTCGATTTGCAGGATGACACGCCTGTTTACCCCTATGCCGTTTGGCAAAACATTGACGGCATGCCAGAAAATTATTTGGCTCAGCGGTCTGATACAGATCACTTCTCGCTGCAGGTTGATTGCTATGCAAAGACCCCACAAGAGGTGATCGCTGTGGCAGAGGCTCTGCGTGATGCCATAGAGGGTTCGGCTTATATCACCCGGTTGGGTGACCAAACCCGTGATCCTGATACGAAGCTTTATCGATATTCGTTTGATGTAGATTTTATCGTCAAACGCTGAAATTCCCGTTTTTCCCTCTATGCCGGCCAAGTGCCGGCTTTTTTATGACCGGAGATAACCATGTCTGTATTGACACAAGGCACTCAATTTTTTGTCCTCGCAAATGGTCTGATTCAGGAAGTGGAATGCATCACTTCCTTCACCCCTGGCGGTAACCCGGCAGATCAGATTGAAGATACCTGCTTAAGCGAGAAGAACAGCCGGACCTACAAAAAAGGACTTCGGACACCGGCATCCGCAACGGTGACTCTTAACGCCGATCCGACCAATGCCAGCCATCTTATGCTGCAGCAACTGGCGGAATCTGACGATGAAACGCTGTTAACGTTTGCTGTCGGCTGGGCAGATGGTGAGTCATTACCGACCGTCGGCTCTGGCGAAGGGAATGTTGACGGGCTTACCCTTCCGTCCGATCGCACCTGGTTTGTGTTCAAGGGTTTTGTCACTGACTTCCCGTTTGATTTTGCGGCCAATGCCGTTGTGGCCACTTCGGCAACAATTCAGCGTTCCGGACAAAGTGTCTGGGTGCCAAAGGCCGAACAAACAAGCTGATCTCCCCTGGTTTTCTCCCTTCAATAATGAGTCATGCATAAAATGAAATTAACCCTCGAAAGTCTTAAAGAAAAAGGCGCCTTTACCGGGCGCCCGGTAGAAAAGGAAATTACCTGGAAACAGGGAGATGATGAATTTACCGCCACCGTGTTTATTCGTCCGCTGGGTTACCATTCTGCTAAATCTGACCTGCTGGCATTTGGCGGGAAAATAGATAACGTTGCCGGCCGTATTGCGGCGTCGGTGTGTGATGAGAATGGACATACGGTGTTTACGCTGGAAGATATCACTGGCGAGGCCGATCCCGAACGAGGTGCTCTGGACGGTAGCCTAACCATTGCCCTGCTGCTGGCTATTCAGGAGGTCAATGACCTGGGAAAAACGAAACACTAACCGCTGAGGACGAAATTTGGTGCGAGTTAGTGATGAACGGTATCGGCGGTCGTACAATTGCCGAGGCTCAGGAACGGATGAGCTTGCCAGAGTTCAGGATGTGGCTCAAATACCGGCAAAAATATGGAAATCTGAATCCCATGATGCGTGTTGAGTGGGGCGCAGCCCTAATATCATCTGTGCTGGCCAATGTCAATCGTGGCAAAAACACCCCGGCATTCAGCGTGACAGATTTTGCGCCTCACATGGAGGATGCCGCACCGATCTCACTGGAAGAAGCCATGCAGGAATGGAGGTAACAATTTATCAATATTATATGATGACTCCATTGGTTTAGCTTCCAATTGTGCATTTCCCGTATTAGGATGTAAAGAAATGTTACCAACGGAGATCAGTGATGAAAAAAATCTATTTAATTTATCTTTTTATCTTAACGCTGACTGGCTGTTCACAGATGATTGATGAACAAAATAGAAAAAATCAGAATGAAGTTGATAATATTGTTAATGATTGCCCAGTACAATCTACAATATCTCAATTGGATAATAAAACAGAAGGTGCATTTGCAGAAAAACTTGATTTTACTGCATTTCAAATAGAACAAATAAGAAAAACTAATTATTTGAAATATCAAACTCTTATGCTTTATATGGGTACGTTAGATATAACAAATGCTATGAAAAAGCTCTCTCAATGTGAAGTTTCTCAGGAAATGCCAATAATTGAATCTGTAAAAAAAGATTTTGAGTCAATGAAATTATTAACAAAAAATCCACAGAAAAAATCTGCTTTGGTAGATGCGTATTCTTCTTGGCAGACATTTATTAGTTCCGATAAGTCTGAAAGTATACGCGCTAAATATGAAATGGAAAATGCAATAAATCGATACAAAAACATATAATCAATCGAACCCGCATACGCGGGTTTTTTATTGTTAATGTAAATCAAAACTATCTTAGAAAAGGTAGCTTTGTTGCATTCATTCTGGAGTTTATATGGCCAATAGATCGCTAGGCACGCTGACAATTGACCTGATTGCCAAAACTGGCGGTTTCGTTCAAGGCATGGATCAGGCCGAACGTAAATCACGCAGTTGGCGTACTGCGGTGATGAATGATATTGGCTTGGCGTCAAAATCCCTTGAAAATATGGAGTTTGTCGCTAAAGATACTGCCAAAGTTCAAGAAACACTCACGAATGCCACTCAGGGCCAGAAAGCCGCTTTCGCTACATTAATGGGAATAGTGGATAATACCTCTAATTCTTTAGCGGGGTTAGAAGAACGGCAGCGCGCCATTAATACGCTGTTTGGCATGAATGCAGTCACTACGCAGGAATATTTAAATCTCACCACAGCAACTAATGCTGCAAAAAATAGTCTGGCTGAATACGAAATAGAGCAGCAAAAGTTGGCCCGGTCTCAGTCTGCGTTGGTATCTCAATTCCAGGCATTACGTAATCAATTGGACCCTACCGCAGTCGCGTTTGAAAAGATCGCAGAACAGCAGAATTTATTGTCTCAAGCGAAATCATCCGGATTAGTATCATCAGAATATTTTGAGACCTATACCGCTAAAATAAATGAAATGCGGGATGCGCTTGAAAAAAATGCATATGCCGCGACAGCCGCAGGACAGGCACAGGCAAAAGCTGCACAGGAAGCGGCAGCGGCTGATAAACAGGCGACAGCCGCTAAAACTTCCTTTATCTCGAAATTACAAGAACAGATCAACACATTCGGTTTGGCTGGAGAAGAACTTCTCAGATATCAGGCTGCTCAACTTGGCATTACAAAAACTGCCACTCCGTTAATCGAAAGTTTCACAAGACTTCAAGCAGAACAAAAAGCAGCAGCCGCAACTGCGGCACTGGAAGCGCAGGCACAACAGGAAGCGGCAGCGGCTGATAAGGCTTCTGAGGCGGCTAAAGCATCATTAATAGCTACATTAAAACAGCAGGTTGATACTTATGGTATGAGCCGTGCTGAAATGATGGAATACAAAGCAGCTCAGTTAGGCATAACTGAAAGTACAGCCTCGCTTATAGCGGTAATGAAAGAGCAAGAAAAAGAAACGGCTGCTGCCAGAGAGGCTGCTGCAGAAGCGGCTATGCAGCAAAAAATGTTGTCGCATGAACAAATGGGTTTCACACAATCGGTCACTGCGCAAGCTGAAGCGATTGGCAAAACCCGTTCTGAGTTTCTGGAATGGAAAGCGGCACAGTTGGGCGTCTCAGAACAAATGGCCCCTTTCATTGCCAGGATACGCGATCAAGAAAAAGCCATGGCAGGGGGCGCGGTAACGATAGGGCAATATAAGGAAGGACTCCGATTATTGCCGATGCAAATCACCGATGTGGTTACCTCGCTTGCCTCAGGCATGCCTGTCTGGTTGATCGCCATCCAGCAAGGCGGACAGATTAGAGATTCATTCGGTGGTATAGGTAATTCTGCAAAAGCGCTCCTTAGCCTGATCAATCCTGTTACGCTTGGACTTGGCGCTATCGCTGTGGTAGGTGGGGTGCTGGCAATTGCATTTAAGCAAGGCAGTAGTGAAATGGCTGCCTACAACCAGGCAATCATTACTACCGGGAATTATGCTGGTGTTTCGGCTGATCAATTAGCTGACATGGCTAAATCAATCAGCTCAAATTTTGGTACCACAGCAAATGCTGCAACAGCTTTGACCACCGCTCTTTCTACCGGGGCGTTTGATGGTGGGCAACTAAAGCAAGTGTCGCTGGCGGCTGTAGCGATGCAGGATACGACTGGTAAAGCTATTGACAAAACCATTGCTGAATTTCAGAAATTAGAACAAGACCCGGTTAAAGCTTCCGCATCACTAAACGATCAATTTCATTATCTTACGGCCTCGGTATACGAGCAAATCGCCGCATTAGAACGGCATGGAAATACTCAGCAGGCAGCAGCCATTGCTGTCAGCGCTTACGCTACTGCCGAACTGAATGCCGCTAATGATATCAAGAGCAATATGGGCGCGCTTCAAACGGCTTGGGATGATGTAGCTAAAGCGGCTAAAAGCGCCTGGGACGCCATGTTAAATCTTGGCCGCCCGCAGACTACAACAGATAGGATAAAGGATGCTACTGACAAAGTTAACAATCTAAAGCAAAGCCTGGATGGATTAAATTCTATCGATACCTCTCAGGGCGGCATGCTTACAGGTGGCGTTGCTAACGCTAGGGCGAGGATCCAAGAGCAATTGACTGCTGCGCAAGCTGAATTGCAACAGGCTTTAGTTGATAATCAGCGAGATACCCGCAGGGCGGGTGTTAATCAGGTTCAGCAATATTATAATGACAAAGCAATTGATTCTCAGACTAAACTTAACGCCTTAGTGCAGAAAGATTTAACAAATGCAGAATTACGGGCTCAGGAACAGAAGAAATTAACTGATTATCTTGCTACTGGCGCAAAACTCCAGGATGGAATGACCGAAGCTCAGGCCCGTCAAAATATTAATGATAAATATAAAGATCCCGCACCTTCCAAACTCGAAAATGCATTTACGTCTACTGAACAGGCATATAATAAACAGATTGCCCTAATTGATACAACTGGCAAGAAAAGTGTAGTTGTAACACAACTTCAAAAACTAAATTCAGATATTGCCACAGGAAAACTTGTTGGATTAAATGATGTTCAGAAGAAGCATCTTGAACAATTGGCCGAAGAAGTTGATCGGCTAAATGCCATTAGAAGGGCAAATCTGGAAAATATCAAAGTTACGGATTTTGCGGCTAATCTTCAAAAGGAAAATAATAACGCTAAACAATCTCTTAATGTAGGGATGATAGGTTCTTATGACGGAGACCAAGAAAAAGATAGAATGAAGGAAGTGCTTGATATTCAGCAAGATTATATAAATAAACAGGCAGATATCCAAAAACAATATGAGATATCAGGAGATAAAGATTTATATGATAAAGAGACGGAAGAACTTAATAAGTCATTATCTGATAGATTAAAGATTCAGCAAGATCATTATAAAAAGGTTGATGAACTTCAAAGTAAAGGGACTGCTGGATTTATATCCGGCCTTTCGACCCAAATGGAAGCATCGATAGATCTTTATAGCAATATGCAGCATGTTGGAGCTCAGGCATTTAGTAGTTTGACAGATATGGTTATTCAATGGGCGGAAACAGGGAAATTAAATGCTAAAGATTTTGCGGGGACTTTTCTAGAATCTGTTGGATCTGCTTTATTATCCTATGCTGCGGCACAGGTCGCGATGGCTGGGCTTGAGGCATTTACCTCGATGGTTGGTGTTCCATTCGTTGGGCCAACAATAGCGGGTCCAGCAGCCATTGCAGCAGCAGCGGCCGCCGGTGTCCTGGCGTTAGGAGTTGGTGCCGCCCTTAAAGGACAGGCCCATGATGGTATTGATTCAGTACCCGAAACCGGTACATGGTTGTTGCAGAAAGGCGAACGGGTGGTTACTTCACAAACCTCTGCCAAGTTGGATGCAACGCTGAACCGTGTAAATAAAGACACGAATTCTGGGAATGTTGGAAATATTACATTCAACAATTCATTTAGTGGCAAACCAGATGACGCGACATTGCTTGCAATCCAGAATAGCCAGCGTCAATCAGAGCGTCGCATCAGAGATCAATTGACGTCTGATGTGATTAATCCTCAAGGGCAATTTGGTAATGCGCTTAAAGGTTATTATTCTAGGACGCGAAAAACTTAAATCCTGCGTAGGGAAATGTAATGGCTATTTCTACCAGCATAAATTATCCCGATAAATATTTGCCTATACCGTTACAGGATGGTTTCGGCTACAAACCGGTAAGTCCGATGTTACGCACTCAGCTAACATCAGGTCGGGCTAGACAACGCCGCTTATACACATCCACACCGACGCAAGCTGATGTATCTTGGTTATTCAATGAGGGCCAATCCCAATTATTCGAAGCTTGGTATCGAGAAACTATTTCTGATGGCGCGGCCTGGTTCAACATGAAGATACGGGCACCGACTGGAATATATGATCGGGTCTGTCGGTTTACCGATATCTATGAAGGACCGACTTTAACGGGTGGAAAATATTGGCAGTACAGCGCAACGCTTGAACTATGGGAACGACCTTTAGTTATGCCTGGGTATGCTGATGCAGCTCCGGGATTTGTGGTGCAGCAGGATATCTTTGATCTGGCAATGAATAGGGAGTGGCCAAAAGCATGACGGTACTCAACAGACTTTATGCCAGCAGCGGATCAGAGGCTATTATCGAAACCCTGCAAATTGTCGTGGGCAGTAATACATATTGGCTGACAAAAGGCTGGGACGACATTACCGCTAAACTCGAAGATGGCACTACCCATACGTTTACCGCATGTGGTATCGATATTGCGCTGCCAGCCAGGAATGCCGATGGTACACAAGATTTGAAATTTGCTATCTGTAATATCGATGGGACGGTTTCAACCGCTATTCGCAATGCCCTGGATGCTTTGAGCACTGCGAGAATAACCTACAGAAATTTTATCTCAACTGATCTGACGGCACCTGCATCTAAACCTTTTACTTTGACAATCAAATCCGGCTATTGGACAGCAACCGAAGTCCAGTTAACCGCTGGATATATGAATTTTCTTGATACGGCGTGGCCGCGCTACCGCTATACGCTGCCAGAACATCCCGGGCTGCGTTACATCAGTTAAGGGCTTTCAATGATCAATCCTGATAAATACCTGACTGTCACTTGGCAGATGGGTGGACGAGTCTTTCCTGTACTTGATTGTTATGGGTTAGTCCATGAAATTCGCCGGGATCTTGAATTACCAGAATGGCCGGCCTTCGAGGGCATTATCAAAGAAGGCGAGGCCATGAATAAAGCGTGCAATGATTTCAGACCAAATGTAGTTAGCTGCCAGCCTGAAGAGGGCGCCGTTGCCGCCTGCTATACCGGCAGAATGATAGGCCATCTTGGAATCGTCGTTTTAATTGAAAGGCAGCTTTGTGTTGCTGAGTGCAACCCGCGAAAAAACGTGACCTTTTTGCCTCTCCAACGATTTGAACGTCAGTATTTCAAAGTGGAGTATTACCATTGACCATTCGTATTTATCCCTCGCGTCTACCAGGCGAACCGCTGGAAACGCACGAACATGAATCGATGACGCTGGACCAGTGGTTTACTCAGAATGTCCGCAATTACCGGAATGACATGGTTCATCCCGTAGTAGCAGTTGTGAACGGGCGAAGTATACCGCCGGCGGAATGGCCACTTTGCCATATCGAGCCAGATAACGATGTCCGTTTATATCCTGTACCCGCTGGCATCGCTGCTGTACCGGCATGGGCTGTTTGGACCGCTATTGCTGTTACTGTCGCTGCTGCAGCGTATTCTATCTATATGATGAGCCAGATCAGTACTGGCAGCTATTCATCCAGCACCGGTGCTTCATTAGATCTTAACCCGGCTAAAGCCAATACGGCAAAGCTTGGGGATCCAATTAGAGAAGTATTCGGACGCCGTAAAATTTATCCCGATTATCTTATGCAGCCGGTTGGGCGCTTTGATCCCAATAATCCCGAGAACTACATGGTACAAATGCTCATCAGCCTCGGGGTGGGAAATTTCTCTTTTTCGGCTGGCGACATCAGGGTAGGAGATACCCCTATCAACTCCCTCGGTGGTGACTTCAATTATGCTGTCTATGGCCCGGGTGCAAACGTGGCCGGCGACGAACGCAGCGAAAACTGGTTCACTTCGACAGAAGTGGGCGGAGCTTCTTCTAGTTCTGGTTTGGATATGGGCACAACCTCACCTGATACTGATGCTATCTTGGCGGACTCCTTATCTGTTGCTGGGGACTCAGTGACATTTAATGGGCTGGATGTCGACGATAATGATAATAGCGATCCTGATGACAATAAATTGCCAGGATCATGGGTCGTCGGGGCAACTGTAAATCTGATTATCCCGGATAATATTTTGGTTTCAGTCGAGGGACAATATAATCGATTCACCAGCGACAATTTGATGGAGTTAGCTGCATTCGTTGGCATGCCGGTGACGCTCAGCTACAACGGCGTAAATTACTATCTGGTTGTTGCCTCGTACACACCTCATAGCGAAACCACGGACCCTAGTTCGGGTGAGGTGACTATTACTACCGCCAGTTTAACTTTGGCATATAACAGTGCAACAGGAACGGCATTTTACGGCGTTCCTGCCGGCACTCAACGTGTTGCCATATCTTACCTTAGTTATGAATATCGGCTTTTGACCGTTGACGGTACGACAGTGACTGTTTCCCGTCTGGTTAATGGCGCAATTGATGAAACCTGGCCTGGCTTTTCTTCGCGCACTGCATTGGATTTCTCTGCGTCCGGAATCAATGGCAATGATGCATGGCTTGGACCATTCCTTGCGTGTCCCGAAAATGAAACAGTTGATTGTTTCGAAGTAAATTTCTCCTATCCAAACGGACTTTGTGGTTTTGACAGTAAAGGTAACAAGCAGATCAGGCATACCGGCGTTGATGTTCAATATCGGGTTTATGGCTCCGGTGGAGATTGGCAGATTGCATCATTTCAATATGCAGAAAAAAATGTCAACGGTTTGGGATTTACCCAGCGCATTTATCTGTCAACACCTGGGCTGGTTGAAGTCAGGGTAAGGCGCCAGAATGAGCAGGGAAGCAATAATTCACGCGACAATGCTTATTGGCAATCCCTGTGTGGCAGGCTAGCCACTCGTCCTGCATCCTATGCCGACATCACGACCATGGCGGTCAGCGTAGTCACTGGTGGAAAACTGGCGGCACAATCCGATAGGCGTATCAATGTCGTGGCTACCCGCAACTATGACACTGGCGGTGACCGCACTATCAGCGGTGCTTTTTATCACGTTGCCCGCAGTCTGGGATTTAGCGACAGTCAGATAGACAGGGCGACGATTGACGCTCTCGAATCAAACATGTGGTCACCGCGGGGCGAATATTTTGATTACTCAGCTGAGAGCGACAGCACAACAGCGTTGGATATATTGCAAAAAATAACAAACTCCGGGATGGGATATTGCCTTCTGACCGATGGGTTGCTTTCAGCTGGCCGAGAAGGGGTGAAAGGTTGGGTTGGAGTGATTACGCCGCAGGAAACCACGGAAGAAATGCAGACAGCGTTTAAAGCTCCATCGGAGGATGATTATGATGGAGTAGATGTGACCTACATCAACGGCACAACATGGGCAGAAGAAACCGTCCAATGCCGAATGCCTGGTAACCCGACGCCGCGAAAAATCGAAGCCTATACGCTTGATGGCGTCCTTGATCAGAACCGCGCATATCGCATAGGCATGCGCCGGCTGATGGGCTATTACTATCAACGTCTGACACACACAGCCAGTATGGAACTGGATCCGCTCTGTTATCAGTACATGGATCGCCTGGTACTTACCGATGATATCCCAGGCAATCAGACCATAAGTTGCCTTATTATAGGTAGTGAAATCAACGGCAATATCACCACACTGCATGTTAGTGAGCCTCTCGACTGGTCGTTTCCAAATCCGCGGGTACTCGTTCGCTTGCAAGATGGTGTTGCCAGCGAGTTGTTTATACCAACACGTATCGATGACCATACCCTGACAGTTCCCCAAGCGATACAGTTTTATGAAAACAATGATCCATACATCGAACCTCCGCGGTTGATTTTCTGCAGCTCGGCACGGGTTGGTTATGATGGCCTGGCGACGGAAATTGCGCCTTCTTCTGACGGGACCAGCCAAGTCACCTGTGCACAATATGACGTGCGAAAATATCAATATGACGATGCCGTTTATCCCGGCAACGTAAGTTAACCAAACCTGCCTCGGCGGGTTTTTTTATTTCTGGAGTATTCATGGCCACTTACAATACCGGCAATGCGCTGGGATCTACCGATGCGCGTGATTTGAGCGATAACGCTCAAAATTTGGACAAGGCCGTAAATGGGACGGATGAAAAATGGACGGATCGTTTAGGTAGGCAACGAGCTGCACTTGTAGCCATAGACAATGTTATTTCATCTTTAGATGTCGCTAATTTTACATTTGACAGTAAAGAACTCGGTTTGGCAGCTACCACATCGGGACAATATTTCCGTGTCCCCCAAGGAGCGGATGCGGATATCTCATTTATTTATTATAAAAATTCAAATGGTCAAGCTGAAAGTGTTGCTGTTCTATCTGGCAAAGCAGCTGTGGATGCTGTGGCCGCTGACATAGCCAATCTCACAGAAACCATTGATGATGATGCCAATATCGTAAATGCCATGGGTGGTTTCATAGATTTAAAAGGACAATTGGCGCTTTATTTCAATCAACTGGGCCAGGTAGTTCTTGGCGAAAATAATGTCAATGTTAATGAATCATTAAAAACTTTGTTTGTCAATATCAATTCAAATTTGGATTCAATCAATACCATTCTGACTAGGATATTATTTTTATCACAACAAGATACGGATGAACTTTGGGGTGTTATAGATAACGCAAATATGTCACCTATTTACTTAACAACTGACGGCTACGTTATCATTAATACCATCAATGTGTTTTCTGAAATTACATCCATATTATCAAGATTTTCTAATTATGATGCCTTGTATTTCTCTTCTGATGAATATGTGCAAAAGGGAGGGATGATAAGTGACGATGGTAAATTATTATTCTATTTTAATGATAATGGAGAGTTGATTCTTGGTGATGGGGATCTTAACGTCACGCAATTTATCAAAGATGGTGGCATTTCTAACGCAATAATCACTCAACTAACAGCCACCATTAATAAATATACCGAAGGAAATATTGCTGTGTCCGGATGGGGTGATTCCTTGATGGCAGGGGCCGGGTCTGGCCCACAAGGTGGGATTATGGAACAGTTGCAGGTTGAGTTCCCATCCGTGCCCATGTACAAATTCGCCGTTGGCGGACAGGGCTCCATGGACATAGCAACACGTCAGGGCGGATATTATAACTTTTTGACACTCGACGGGAATGCTATACCTGCAACCGTTACGCCTGTTACCGTTACGGCTTGCACGCAAACTCCGATTACAAGTCAAGGCCCAAGTATTGGTTCGGATAAAGCAATGATAGGAAGTTTAAAAGGAATCCAAGGAAAGCTTATTGCTACATTCGATGCTGATGGAAATCGTCTGACATTAACCTTTACAAGGACAACCGCGGGCGACACGGTTGTTGTGGAACCCGTTACACCTTTTATTATTCCGCCAACTGAAAGAGATTATGATATATGTATCTTCCAGTACGGTAGGAATGATGTTAAAAAAGATGGCGCTAAAGCTATTATAATGGATGCTTTGGCTGCTTCTATTGCTAAGCTCAAAGCGTTGAATAAAAAATTTCTCATTAATTCTGTATTGCAAGACACGGCAGATCACATAGGAACTACAATCTATTCTGTAATTCTTGATATTAATAATTCTTTAAAGATGACATATCCAGAAGAATATGTTGAGACAAGAATGGCATTGATACGTGCATATGACCCAACTAATGCACAGGACGTAATCGATGTTGGCAATGATGTAACGCCATCCTCGTTGCGAAGCGATACCACACATTTAAACAGCGCTGGCTATCGGATAGTCATGCTTGAAGACAAAAAAGCTCTTATCCAACGAGGGTTATTATCATGAGTAATACATTTTTCAGAGTCGCCACCACCTTCAATAACCCCAATTTGACGAAATTGTCTAGGGATTTGATTATCAATGACGATACGCGATTTGTTTTAGATTTTGGAAAAGCTTACTGCTATCCTGCGCAAGTCGATCCTATTCCATCGGGAACAAATCTGCCCAGCTTGGTAGACGGATCTGGTAATGCGCAGACGTTGACGGCCGCCGGAACAAGCATTAACTTTATACAGGCCGAAAGCGCGATTAAGCTCAATCCCTTGCAACCCGGAAACGGAGTCAATTGCCTCGTCAAACTTCCACCTGCTGCGATTTTTACCGGGACAACAAAAGGCTTCCTGATTGTTTGTTGGTTTACGCAACACACCCCAGCAACTTTATCTGATAATAATGTTGTATTGGGATATGCATTCCAAAATGGCACTTATTGCCAGTATTTGATACAGCATAAAGCGAGCACCAATATTTACATTATCCGTTGCAATGGCGCAACTGTTGCAGATCTCGTTCCAGCGCCAGCTGAAGGAGCTCTCGTTCAATTTGCTATCAGCTATAACTATGCAGATGGAAGAGCTGACTTTTATAGGAATGGCACTTTGGTCGGTGGAACGAATACCCATACCGGAGCTCTGAACGATCCTTTAGCAGGAAATGCAAACCAGATTCCTTCCCTTGGCATTGCAGGCGCATTTACACAAGGATGGGACGGTAAAGTCAAACGCGTATGGGCTGATGAATCTGCAAATACAAATCACGCCGCTAGGGTGCTGGCTGATTACAATGCCAATCTTAGCCGTTTGTCTGCTGCGTAAGCAGCCGTGCCCGTAATTATAAAGCCATAGTTTTTCGTCTAAAAAAGGGCCATCGCTGGCCCGCAAAGAGATTCCCGACAGGGAGCCGTAAGATAGCGGGCATGTACGCCGCTGGCAACTCGGTTGCTCTGGATTGCGGGACCGCCGCAAAATTTAATCTCTCCATGTCTCAATGAATTGCATTTATTTCTCGTTTCGCTCCTTCACAAATCCTACCTGAAGGCATAGCCTGTATGCATATACAGTAGTTTGTATATGACCATGCATCAAAGCTTCCTCTCGCAGGAAGTTTTGCTCTTATCGACAGCACCATCTGGAGGTAGGCTATGCCAACATCAGTTACCGGCGTGATCCCAACAGCCGAAGAATTCAATGATCTCGTGACTCAAGAAGAATTAACAGCCGCTATTGATAATCTATCAAGTGAACTTTCAGCGTCTAGCGGTGGTACGCTCATTGGCACCACTGCTGGTACCGTGGAAGAGCGGTTTGTGGAGAATGAAGAAAGAACAGTGCATATTTTGGCACCTAGTGCCACCGACCCTACAACAGCAAGCGAGGGCGATCAGTATTTCAACACGACT